ATGAAGAAGAATGTAAAAGTAGTGTTTGACCGTAGAAAGACGGCGGCTAAGACTGGAAAAGGCTCAATTGACATCTGTGTTTACCTGAGAGAAGGTGAGCGCAAGTTCGTGAGTGCTGGTACTGCTACACCTGAAGATTGGGAGTCTGTTGCAATGGAGAGAGGTGTGTTTGCTAAAGTAAAGTATTACGAGAATGTTATTCATGCCATGCAAACCCTTGGTGAGGAAATGACTATTGCGACTTTCAACAAGCATGTATTTGCAGAACAGATATCTGAACGCGAAGAATCAGATAATAAGAATCTGTTCAATGGCAATGACCAGCGTCAGAGTATTATCGAGTACATTGAGGATTCTCTCAACAGGGAGGACTTGCGTTCTGGATCCCGACGCAATATCGTGGTGGTCATTGCCAGTCTTAAGAAGTTCAAGAAGATAAAGACCTTCTATGACCTTACACCTACCAAAATAATAGAGTATGATAAGTGGCTGCATTCACAAGGTGATAAGAGCCTGGCCACAATTTATAACTATCATAAGAAACTGCACAAGTACACGCGTCAGCTTTGGCGCAATGAAATGATACCAAGTGACCCCTACAATCATGTAGAAATCAAACATGGTACTTATAAAGAGCGTCAGCCTCTAAACGAGGAAGAGCTTCTCATACTAAGAGAAGCAAAAGATCTCTCGCCGAGGCTTGATCGTGTACGCGATTTATTCATCTTTATGGCTTATACAGGACTTGCTTATGTCGATATGTGCAATTTTAAATTCAAGGCCATGACGGAGAAAGAAGGTTCTACATACTTCATTGATGGAGCCCGAGTAAAGACTGGCTCTAACTTCTTTACACCGATTCTTCCACCTGCTATGGATGTGCTCGAGAAATACCATTTCTCGCTTCCTATTATCTCAAATACAAAGTTAAATGACTATCTACATGTGATACAGGAAAAACTGGGTTTCAAGAAACCTCTTACCTGTCATGTGGCTCGACACTCCTTTGCCACTCTACTGTTGACCTATCAATTTCCAATAGAAAGAGTGGCTCGTGCTCTCGGGCACAAGGATGTTAGAATTACACAGATTTATGCCAAGATCCTGAAGAAGCCGATGGTCGAGCAAACAGAACAGCTCGTTGCATCCATTAAGTAACCACGCGATAGAAATTCCCGCGAAGTAACTGCGACTTTCCTGTTGACTCATGGAAGGTCGCTGTTATTTTTTCGCAGATATACTGGCCGCCTTCTATAATGTACAAGGCTCTAGGGTTAGGAATCTCATCTGTTAGGAAAGAGAAAGAATACTTTTTCCTGTTATCGATGTTATAAGTATAGTTATATGGAATGCCTTCCGCATCATTACCTTTCTTTTTATTGATTCGTAGTGAATAAGATGTTGTAAACGATGTGAAATCGTCGTCGACCTCGACTGTATCGACCATAGGACGTGGCAGTTTACCGGTTTTCCTGATTATTCCGTCCCAGAATCCCACATAAATCTTATCAAAGTAGGCTTCGTTTTTCTCCTGTTCACCTTGCTCTATGGTCTTTCCTGCTCGGCCCTGCGCCAAGGCACCGTCATTATAGTCAGTATCGTCGCCTCTTCTTCCGCTATTAGAGTCTTCTATAGCAGCTCTTGTTCTTTGTCCTCCCATTCGACTACCGTCTTCGTTTGTTATTGTTCCTTCCGAATTTGACTCATTAGACCAGGATTCAGCGCTGCCCATTTCTCCGCACTCAAGGAACAGGCATGGGCCAAGTTCTTCCTCTGTGTCATCAATCCATGCAGGCACAATGTTCAGCTCTACATCATCTGCTTTTTTGTCATAGATATAATTGCCAAACTGATTTATAGGCATTAAGCGGTTATAGTATTTATACCAATGATAATCCGTGTCATTCAGTTTAACGTGAGTCGTGTCGTATAGCTCTGCCTTATAGCAATACATAATAAAATATGTGTCTACGTCCTTGGCATAGAAAAGCTTGTTGCCGTCAGAACCTACTGGGTATCCTCTGTAATAGTGTTTAGTGGTATATCCTCGACCGTCGTCTGAGATATAGATGCCACTTTCTTTAAGCAGAGCGGCATCCCTAAGCAAATCCGAGAGCTTGTTATATACTTTAGCTTCATCCTTGTATTTGTTTACGAACCATTGGCAGCAACGATAAACCCATAGTCGGTTATCATTGTCTGCGTATGCCAGATTTCTTGTTGCTATGTACTCTGACTTATCTTCCTGAGAAACATCAACAGTGTATTTGTTGATGACTCTATCTATCATTACTGGATCTGTATCAAAGGCAATCTTGTGTGAGAACTGAAACTTGATAGTTCTAGCCTTGTGGTTGATAGTGAATTCGCCTCCCATTAGGAGTTCCAACTGTTCAAAGAACTCTGTGAGGGTCCAATGGGGGAGGGCACTTGCAAAATTTGAAATAGACCATGCTGCAGGAAGATTGTTGCAGATAATCAGGTGCTTCCAATAACTGTTGTTGATGGCTGAGAAACTGCCTGTATATCTTAAACAACTGCATATTTTCTTTAATATATATAATAGGTACGGCTGGAATGAAAGCCTGCTTACACCTGAAGCCCATTGAAAATGACCATATATATCCTTCTTTACTTCGTTCTGAATATTACCAGAAGTATTATTCACCCATGGAAGCGCCACATAGTCAGCAGTAGGGTAGTCGCCTGCCCAGATGTCAGAAGGATCATAATCATTGGGATTAAAGTCATCAGCATAGCCTAAATCAAGCTGATTGATATAGATGTTATCGAAAGAGTCATTGAAGTTCTGCTCGCTACGACCTTCAAGGAACTGAGTCTTCACTTCCGTATCAGATATTTGTGTAACTGTTATGCAGCCTGCTTTGTAGAATTGTTTATCACGGATTTCGCAGTCAAATATTACCTTGTTCTTTTCTACGTCCTGACGATACAGGTGCCCGAAGATGTCTATGTTCTCTGGGCAGTCTTTTAGTGGAAACGTGATTGTAAGTGTATAGCTGTCAGAACCGGTAAACAGTGGATTCTCGACAATATATTCAAAAGAAGTATTCTTCTTGAGGCAGGCTAATTTGCCATTGATGATTATTTCCATGATTATTTTCTTCTTGATTTTGGTGATTTATTACGCATCAACTGCTCATATTCATCTTGAGCATGCTTGATACCGGTATCTCCTATAACCGTGTTGACTGTCACAAAAGGTTCGTTTAAACGATCCTTGAGTTGACGGATAACGTCAGCATATTCCTTCAGGGCTGCGCCGTTCGCAGCAATTTCTGCCTGAGCATCTGGCGAAGAAGGCTGCACGATTACTGTGGGCGCTGAATGAGCGGACTGTGCGTACACGCTCGGAGCAATGATGCTTCTTGAAACATCTTCAGAGCGTAATGAACCTAATGTGTTCGTTCGCTGGGCATAGTCCAAAGCTTCAATCAGCGGGCGGGCTATGGGCGATTGCAGTAATTCCCGGCTGGCAACCCATTCCCCTTTGTGAACAACACCGGCTACTTCATATTTACTTCCATCTCCAGTAAATCCACCTTTGGCATATCCTTGCGCTGCTGATGCTTCTTGCTGTTTCTTAATAGCTGCAACCTGAAGCATTCCTGCAGCTATAGCAGATGCTGCTGCTATTGGAGCCAGGATATAGCCCACCAAAGGTACTGCCGCAGCTGAACTATATGCGTTGATAGCTGAGGTGGCAGTCTGGGCAACAGCCTGCATCACCTGCATCTTGAACATCTTTTTGTTTGCGTCGGATTTGACTTTGGCAATTTCTGCCTCCTTTTGTTTTTCCAGTTTCTTTACGACATAATTGTTGCCCTCAGCATTTGAAATTTCTGCCTGATATCGTTTCTCAATAGCTGCTACCTGAATATCTGTTTCTGCTTGGATGAGTGATGTCATCTGCTGGAATATGCTACCCATGCCAGAAGATATAACATCGAGCGTACCTGTTATTGCCTTTGCTGCATCGGACTGTAACCATTCCTGCATATCCTCTGTCCAGGATTCGAGAAAATTCTTGCTGTCGTCCATTTCGTCGATACCATATTGTTTACGTAGTGCCTTCTTCGCTTTAAGATACGCCTCTTCTATGCGAAGCTTCTCATTTGCATTGTCACCAGCTGCGATTACTTCCAAATTGTACACTTGTTTAAGCATATCGAGGTCGCTCATATATTTGTTCATTCTTTCGCCGAGGTTGTCACCGAAGAATCCTTCCTTGATTTTCTTCAGACGATCCTGGTGTTTTTCCTCTACAGCCTCTGTTTCTTGCTGACGTCGATTCTGATCAGCAATCAGCTTGTCTTGGTACTTAGACTGTGCCTGTGTATATTCCTGTGTACCTGAGTCGTAAAGAGATACCATACGTCTGAGATGGTTGAGTTCTAACAGTTCGATAGTCTGCTGATATACTTCTTTGTCTATCTCCCCATCGATGTATCGCTGCTTCTGAATTGATACTGTCTCATTATAGAACTGTGTTTCCTGTTCTACAGTAAATTTTGTATGCTGATCTTTCTGTTTCTTCTCAGCTTCTGAGTAGGCTGCTTGTGCCTCCAACTTTTCTTTTTCTGTCAGGTCAGTAAGAGTAAGAATTTTCGTCTGGTACTCTATTTCAATCTCGAGAATACGCTTTTGGTACTGTTCGTAGTTAGACTGGCCTGTAGCATAGCTGATACGGTTAAGTGCCTCTTCCTTGTCTTTCCACTCCTTTTCTTCTTTGAAACGTTCTTCCTTCTTAGAATCATCTGAAGACGGAACCTTACCATCTCCTTTATCCTTAATGTCATCTTGGTTTGCCATCTTAGCAGCTTCATCAGCCAGGCGTTGATTTTCTTCTGTAAGAGATTCAATGACATTGTTATATTGGTCGACTGCAGCATCATACCTTTTCTGCTGTAACTTCCATGCTTGATATGCTGTGGGACTTACATTGGCATTGCGAATCGCGTCGATTTCCGACTCATGGTTTATTTTCTCATTGAAATAGGCACTTTGTATATTTTTCGATGCCTTATTAAAATGCTCATCGCGCTCTTTCTCTGCATCAGGCAACTTATCCAATGCAGCTTTTATCTTAGCTGAAATTTTCAGCTGCTCTGTGTAATTCTTCAGAATCTGGGCATTATGGCCATATAGCTTGCCCTCCTCTGTGATGCTTGCATGATAGTTTGGAACAATCTTCTGAAGATCTTCGATAGCCTTACGTCTATTATTAATAGAAAGTGATTCATTCTCGATAGTTTTCTTCAACTGTTCTATGTGATTAATTTCACCTCTCGTGTTTCGGTCGGCTTCCTCTTCGATATCCTTCAAGCGACTTTGTGCCTTGGCGGCTTCATTAGATGAGCGGGTGAACTTTACGTACAATCCGATAAGTAATGTCATGGCAGTAATAGCTGCCCCCATAGGGTTGAGCTTAAGCACTTTGTTGAAAAATGTCTGTGCAGCAGCTGTTGCTGTTATTTCACCTCTTAAGACTTTGTGTTTCAGTATAGAAGCTGCCAGAAGACCTTCTTCAATCGTAAGCCATGCCGCTTTCAACTTCTGAACGGCAATGAATCGTAACGACCACAAATACTGTAACTTAACAGCAGTATAATAGCCCACGATTGCGGTGGTGGCCAGGACTATTTCAGTCTTGTGTTTACTGATGAAGTCAACGACGGTGGAGAGGACTTTAAGAATCAAAGTAGTGGATGAAAGCACGTGACGCATTACGGGCTGCAACTTTTCTCCCAGTTCAATAGCCATTTCTTTGACACGTTTTCTTGCCTTGTCAAGACCTGCCTGAACCGTGGTGTTCTGTACGTTGTACTCCTTTGTAACGGAGGTCGCTTCCTTGAATGCTTTGGCAGCTTCTCCCTGTTCCCATTTTATCATATCCAGATTACCTGCCAGTGCAGAAATCACTTGTGCTGCACGAGCTCCGTTTTCACCCATATCCTTGAATACAGGTGCCAGGACATCGATGTTCCCTAACTTGTTGAGTGTGTCGAGCAGCATCAACAAGCCTTCGTTAGTGCCTTTGGACAGTGCCTCTTTGAACTTCTCAGCATTCATACCAGTGGCTTTGATGACCTTGTCCTGCTGTTTGAACATATCCATAATAAGCTTTGATACGGCAGTAGCTGACATTTCAACAGCCTGCCCCTGAGAATCGAGTACAGCAGCTAATCCCATAATCTGTGGGATAGTCATCTCTGCCTGTGCTCCAACGCCAGCCATTCTTTTGCCGAAGTTAGCCAGATATGGAGCCGATGCCGTACAGTTCTGAGATAGTTCGTTAATCACACTTCCAACTGACAAAAGTGCTTTCTCGGTGCCGAGTCGTTCTTCGTCACCGAAAATCGTGGTCAATTTTGAAAGCGTTAATGTCGCACCATCGCCAAGTTCATCCAGTGCGACATTTATTTGGTCGGCCGCCCTTACGAATCCGAGAACATCTTCTTTCGACTGTTTACCTAATTTTCCTGCATCTTCTGCCAGAACGTTTAGCTCTTCACGAGCTGTACGTGTGTCCATCTTCTTAAACTCTTTGTTTAAGTCCTCGACTTGTTCTTTGGTCATGCCTGTGAACTTGCGGACATTTGCCATTTCTGCATCGATGTCTGCATAGGCTTTGACTGCTGAGCGACCGGCCATTATAATGCCTGTTACAGCAGCAATCATTCCCATAAGTGTTGTCTGCCAGTCATTCATTTTACGATTGAAGCGATCCCAAAAACCTTCTCCCTCGATAAGGTCTGCGTTGACACGTGCAATTTCTGTTTTTACCCGTTTAATGGCTTCTGCCTGACGGTTCCACTCAATAGTGCCGCGCTCTATACCATTGAGTTGTTGCTTCAAGGTGTAGAGCGTCTTGTTTAGCTCTTTTGGGGTTGCTTTATCAAGGTTTTTGAGAACCTTTTCTACACCTTCAGCTGCAGATTCTATCTGCGAAATCTGACGGTTTGTCTGCTTTAGTTCTTTTTGTAGGCGTTTCAAGTCTGCTTTATTACCTGCTTTGGCTGCATTCTCAATGGCTTTCTCCAGATCTTGTGATTTCTTTTTGAGATTGTCAAGCATATCTTGAGCCTGCTTGCCATTGACGGTAAGTGTAACAGTTGCATTCGTGTTGATAGATGACATAATGGTTGTGAGTTATGATTTATGCCACAAAGTTAAATATACGTGCTTACGTGGAAAAAGACGTGAATGATGCCCATGCCTGAGACTTGACTGGGTGAAGGTATGGGAGGCACAGCATCCACCAGTCATTGACAGCACAACAAATCCACAAGAAAAGCGACCTGGATTTGTGAAAAACGCAAATAGTTAAGTTAAAGACTGTTGCGAGTGCTGATTATCAATGACTTACGGGATTGTTAAGGGCAGCGCCCTTAACCCGTCGGAGTAAAGACCCCCCACGCGCCCTGTCCTCCTCGAACCTCTTCCAACCTTTGAGGTGAGCGGAATATGCAGAGAGTGTGAACGAATGTTAATCAAACGGGGCTTAAAAGTCTCATTTGTTAATTGAAACCTCGAAGTCTCATTATGCTCCAAAAGTGCCGAAAGTCGCCTAAAAATGTGCTACTGCTTACTATGGCGAAAAAGGGGGCAAGAGGTCGCACTATGATATATAAGCGGGCATTTGTGCCGAAAAAAGGGCAAAGCGTTACACTATTTCCACCGATGACAACACGCCGCCCGAAAAAGGTCAAGGGCTACGCTTTGCAGATAGAGCCGACCACGATGCTTACAGCCACTTCGTCCGAATGGGCGGTAAAGAGCCACGGGCGCAACACGAAATCCCTCCGAGGTGTCAGAGGGTTTCGTGTTGTACCTGTGGAACGGGCAATCAAGACAATCTTTGGCTACGATCTCAATCTATTTGATTGAAATCATAGCCAATGTTTGTCTGCCCACCAATCTCCTCGCTTGCGAGGGGGGAAGTGGCATCATAGCAGAGCGTGATGCAATAGAAAGCGCACCATTGTGCGGTACTGGAAGAGGTGAATGGGCATAAAGAAAATCTGAAGCAGAGTGTGGCTCTTTGAGCCTTAACGTGCCTCAGATTTTCTTTCTACCTTGTTCACTTCTGCGTGAGAAATAGAGCCGAATGTGACTGCGGATTACGCAGCCTCTTTCGGCGGGAAACTACTGTTTTAGGAGGGCTTTGCCGTACTCGTACCACCAGTAAACTGAATTGTAGAGTGCGTAAACTCGCTCTTTGAAGAAGTCTGGGTACTTTGGCGTAAGCTCCTCGGCATTGTATCCTGCAATGACGCAAAGGAAGGAGAGGTCGCCCTCGATGTAATCACACCACTTGTTCTGACCAAGACACCAGCCGAGGATGTTGTCGAATTCGGCTTCGCTCTTAGGCAGCTGCACGTGCACGACAAGGTGCGGCTTGTCCTGCTGGTACAGTAGCCAATAAGAGCCATGGCCTTCGATGTGTTTCAACTCTGCCTTGAAGGACTCGAAGGCTACATGTTTGGCTTTCAGACCAGGCCTCTGGAGGCGTGGAAACAATACTAAATCACTTTTCTCAATCTTTTTGATTTCCATCATCGTAAATTTTTAGTGGGTTAAACTTATCTCACTCACATCATTTTACCACCGATGCCTACGATAGTTGGCCGGTTGGTGGGCAAACATTGCCACTCTTGATGCAATAATCTACTGCAAAGATATGGATTTTATTCGGAATGAACAAATGTTTTAAAGGAAATATTCATTTAGAATGAGCCGGAGGCTTTGTTGGTAAGGGCTTGATGGACAGAAATGTACATCGCTTGTGCGGTGGTGGCGACGCTGTGCCACTCGTGGGGGCTGGTGTGAAGTGCCTGGGTGCTGCGCGGCGAGCAACATAGCTGTTCACTTGTGACAAAGTAGTGTGTATGCGCTTGCACATTCTTACTTCTTTGAAGCTATGCCGCTCACCGCAATAGCAGTGCTCAGGCTCTTCTACAGTCAGCCCTGTAGCGAGTGACCAGCCGACACTACCGCACAAGCCAATCATCGGTGAAGATGATGATTGAAAGACCGAAGGGGTATGGGGTGGGACAAAAGAATATTGGGCGATCCTCACGGACAGCCCAATATAAATAGTAAGGTAAATAGTAAAGCAAAAATGATAAACTGAATTGAAAGAAGGTATTCAGATTAAAAACTGAATGTATTTTTGTAAAACTGGAACATTTAGATGAAGCGCCGAAGGCGATAGACTATGTAAATGACGATAGTGATGATGAATATTAGGAAGATGTAATTGGGAATGGATTTTGGCTTTGAGCTATGATTTGTAGCCGATTTGAGTTTTTGGGACTGTGTGGCTACAGCCACGCTGTCCTTCAAATCGGCACAGGCTACGGACTTCTCTTCGCTGTTCTCAGCGATGTGTAGTCCGTAGATTTTGAGAGCTACTTGGCTAGGAGGACGCAGTAAGTAGGGAGGAACTTGTGAAAGCTGGGAAGCGGAGAAGGAACGCGAAGCGTTTCGGATGCGCTTGGGGGCTTGGGGCTTTTGTGAGAGGGCTTGCGAGTTAGACGGAGTTTCCGACCTGCCTTCTATCCCTGATGGAAACGCTGTCGGAAACTCCGGAGACGAATCATTTGGGAATATCATTATGATGCTGTCTGCAGACAGGTGTAATTGTCTGGAGAGAGAATCGAGAGTGCGGTAAAAAGTGAGACGGGAGGCCGTCACGGATGCCGTCTCACTTTCACTTACCGCTTTTTCGGACGTGCGCATCGTACAGCATGCGGCAAGTGTGATTATAACAAAGAATGAAAACAAGTATGTAAAAGTACGAGAAAAGTGAATCATTTTGTAGAAGATTTGAAGATGTAGTCATATTCGTGAACGTCAAACGACGGACATGATTTCTTGGCATAAATGCAGAGAGCAGGATAGCCTTTGCAGCTACTGCAGGGATGATGAGGATCTTTTTTCTTCAGGCTGCAGACGAGCTCACGATGTCCGTGTAAGTTGGCGTTGGGAAATTTCTTGTGAAGCTCTTCCAAGAGATTTGCCAACGCAACCTTTTGTCCTGGCGTTCGCGTATCCTTGGGAGTCTTACCATCCTTTGCACAACCTCCGACGTAGACAATGCCGATGCTATAGCGGTTGTGTCCGTCCTCATTGCAATGGGCGCCCATCTCATCGATGGGCCTGCCATCGTGGATAGAGCCATCGAGGTATATCACCTTGTGATAACCGATGCAGCGCCATTTGTTCTGGTTGCGGTGGATGTCGTCAATCTGTTTGACGGTCATCTCACGGCCTTCAGGCGAAGCAGTACAATGGACGATTATTTCCCTTATTTCTCTGCTCATTCTCCGCCTCCTTCCTCTTTAGCGTCGATGGCTGATTTGAGCTCTGCGAACTTGGTGTGAATGTATATGCTCACACCAAAAATCGATCCTGCGTATATAAGACATTGTGCGAAGAAGAGGAGCACAGAATCTGATATTTCGCCCGTGGGTGGTACTACGAAGCCTGCTGTGGCCAGTGCTACACCGGCGATAAGCATTGCGATAGCTGAATAGATTTGGATGTCAGTACGTGATTCTTTTGTCATATATGTGGTGAATTGGTTTCGATGGCAAATGTAATATACATATCTCGGACATAAAAAGACAAGATAATGCTTTTTTTTATAAAAAAGTTTGTACGATTCGATTTATGTTGTATCTTTGCATTATTAATAACTTAAAACGTGTCTATTATGGAATTATTTGATGGATTTTTTTCAATTATCATGGCTGTATGGGCCATTTTGAACATTATTTTGTTTTTTAAAATTTGGGGAATGACCAATGATGTCAAAGAATTGAAAGATTATATCATTGGTAATAATTTTGTCAAAAGCACTTCTAGTGAAATTGGAATTTCTTCGGAGATACAATCTGAGGAAGAAACAGAACTTCCAAAATCTGATCCGAATTCATTAAAGATTGGTGACAGAGTAAGACATAATAAATATAATAAAGATAAAATTATGATAATAGGAAAGATAAATAACGATGGATCTTGTTTGTGTTTGGATGAACAAGGACATCCTTTGGCTACATACTCTCTTGAAAATTTAATAAAAGAATAGATTTTACTACATGATACCTTGATGTTGGAATTTTTTAATTCCTTTATATCGACAGTGTTTGCAATGGGTGATAAATTTTTATTATATGAAACGTATTTTGATTTTTTCTGTCTTGTTTATTTTGAGTCTTTCAATTTTTGCTCAAAATGACTCTGTTGCGATTTCACAAATGAAAGAAATGGGTGTTTATTATTTACGTAATGACACTTTAATGCAAATAGTTCCGATTATGCAAGAAAGAACTAAAGTAAGCGCAAGCCCAATTTCTGCCAAAGGCTCTATGGTCTATGACGGTGAAAATAGTGAGAATATATTAGGAAACAAACCTGTTTTCTACATATACATCCCGATAATGTATAAAAACTCAATTAATGCAAAACAGTTCAGGCTTGTAACGCTTACCTCTAAGAAAGGTCAAAGAAAACTAAATACAATCTCTGTTTCTTTATTCGGAGCACGAACAGGTGCAAAATCTCAGGTTTTGGATATGAAGAAACTCAATGAGGAGTGTTATAAGATTTTTTCAGATGAACCTATTCCTGCGGGGCATTATGGGATTTTCTATAATTATGGGAATGGCGTTCCTCTAAAATTATATGATTTCGATATTAAATGATATTAATTAGAAAGAGTGAAGATGCTGACTTCGCTCTTTCTAATGGTGGTAGCGACGGTAGGAATCGTCAAGGGATTGGGCTACGATACCGGTGAATTCTTGTCCAATATTATTGGCTAGGAAGTCACGGAGATTGAGGACTGAGGAATAATACTTGCGTGAGAACCATTTCTTAGCGACACGTCGCTTTTCACGACCTATATCCCCGGAGTTGCCTCTGGGGATTTCTTTTCCTGTGCCGAAGTCCTGCCAAAGACCGTATTCTAAGAAGGCTTGGGATAGGCCGATTTCTATGAAACGGCCGTCGGCACGGACGGGGAGGGCGGTGACTGAGTGCAGCAGCCTGCCTGTGTCTATGACACCCAGTAGCGTAATCTGCTCCTGCCAGATTTTAAGCATGGTGTCGTTGAAGGCGAGAACGTATTTCTCGCGCTCGCCTTGTGGGTCAGGGTGCTGATTCAAGTCCATTCCGCTTGATTATATTGAAGGTCGGTATAAGTGTCAACGGCTATTTGGAAATAAGCACAAGCACATCCTGAGAAGAAATATCGGTCGATTTCTTGGAAGGAGATGCGAGGGTCGATATAGATAGAGTGCTGCTGCAGACGTGTTTGTTCCTGGATCAGGACGGACATGTACTGTCGGAATAGCTCGCGCATCGCATCCATACAGGACTGGCGGGCTACCATATTATCAATGGTGTGGCGCATGGCAAGGAACACTGTCTTCACTCGGCGAGTGTGCGGTGTGTTATTGATGTCTGTAAAACCTTGCGAGATGTCGGACACGCAGACGAAAGCTGTCTTTGTCAGCATCTTGGCCAGTGCTTCTTCGAAGCCGTCAAGCCCAGAGACTCGGCAGAAGGTGAAGTGCTTGGACTGAGCGAACTTGTTGCGCTTGGTCAGGTCTTCAAAGAACGATGTAGCATTCCAGTTGAAGGTTTCGTTGTTTTTAATTTGTTTTGGCTCTTGTGGTATATTAGGGTGAAATGGCAACATAGAACGGAAGTTTTAGGTTATGGTTTCTTTGTGGCTTTGCGAATTTCTTCGACTTCACGGGCTTTAGCATCTAGTTCGGTGAGGGCACGCCAAGTATCCATCTTCATGATGGCGTCTTCTTTGGTGATATCGCCACCTGTGAGGGCACGAATCATGGCATTCGTGCTGTCTCGTAGCTGGCTATAGATATCCGACTGGCGACTTTCTAGCAGATTTTCCTGGCCCTTCGCCGGTGCGGGCTTATAGAAGTTAGGAAACTGTTTAGCTAAGTATTGTTTGAGTGATGCCATCCAGTAGAATATACCTACAAGATGGGCTTTCGAGGGCTTCACATGGTCGCTCCCGTATAGGATTTGTGCCATCTGAAGCAACAGTTCGTCCTGCTGTGTGTTGAGATAACCTTGGAACAGGTTGTCAACATACAGGTACTGCTCAAACGGGACCTTCTCGAAGTCCGCAGGCAAAGCGCGGTGCTTGCCGATTCGTGCGATACGAATGGGCATTGGGGCAAAAGAATCAAGGAAATCCAGAACTGATGTGGCTTCCTGAATCTGCCTGGCTCTGAGCACAACCTGCTCTTTTCCTCGCTTTATGAGGAAACGATGGCGTGGCAGAGTGGCGAGCACCTTCATGTGATTCCACTTCATGAGGCAGAGGGCCTTGACCTCTGCAGCAGACAAGTCGCGTGCGAATAGTCCATAGACCATGAGCAGCTGCTCGTCTGTGAGTTCGGACCAACTTGTGGGGAGTGTAATGTTTAGTGTTTGCATGGCGCAAAGATAACGAAACAGTAATCTGCGAAAAAAGACAAAAAAAAAGGGCAGCCCGTTGGCTGCCACTAACTTATACTGAAATCATTTTTAGAATCAGAATGAAAAACGTATCTTAAATAATAGCAACAATAAAACCAATAAAGCAAAAAATAAAAGATGAAAGTATTGTCAGTGCTAATATTATACATCCACCTCTATTTCCTGTATTAGATATGGGTGGGGTGCTTCTTTTGGGGGATTTCGTAATGGTATCACTGAAGTTGTGATACTTTCGTATATCTTGTAATTTCTGAGTACTCCACCCAAAATCATTTATGTAAATATTATCCAGTTTATCTAATGCACTTTGGGACTCTAATATAGCAGCAACCCTATAAAGCCACTCATATATAGCCCAAATACCTTTGTTATTTTGGTTAGTTTTTAGAATTGTAATTGCATATGAAAGACGACCTTCAGATTGCATCTTTAGCATAAACTCTTCTATCTCAGCACGACGAAGACCTAAATTTCTTCTAAAATCATCCATTAGATCATCTAGCCTACTCATTTGATCTTGGTTTTGGACATCTCCTGAGAGATCAACTCCTATACCAAATGCTGCACATTTTTGTTCTCTAGTTAATTCATCAAGTGGTAACATAGCAGTAATAATTTATTAAATAAAACAATTATTTACGAATAAAACATTAAATATAAAATTTTCTGCAAATATATAAATTAATCGGCAAAATAGCAATGAAAAAATCTTTTTTTTCTATTGTTTTAAAATAAATCAAACTCTAATCCGGCCTTTTCTGCTTCTCTTTTGATTCTGTCTGATTCTTGTTTGCTGATTTCCATAATGCCTGACCGTTCCATCTTTTCCATCATCTTTAAAGAGTAGTCTTCAATCTCTTCCTGGGTCATTTCTTTCATCATTTGCATTTCAAGCTCCTTAATTTGTTCCTTCTTTGTTTCTAGTATCTCTATTTTATCCTTAAGCTCATCTACATCTTTTTGATTATGTATATGAGTAGATTTTAGAATTTCAATATATTGTACTAGCAAGTCCATCATCATTTCTGATGGGGTCTGATGTGAACACGATTCTATTGCAATGCATATTGCCAACAAAGCTAACAAATATTTGAATTTATACTTCATAAATGATGTAATTTGTAGGTGCAAATATACTAATAAAATCGAATTAATTAATAAAATATTATTTTTTTCTTTAAATTCAAAAAGAATTTGGAAAAAAGTATTATATTTGCACCAGATACTCTATAATAGAATTATCAGTAATTACCAAATATACGAATATGGATTGGATAAAAAGAAACCTTTCAAAATTACTGTTTCTATTTTTGTTAATAGAAACTTACTTTTTGTTATGCACAATAAATGAACATAGCAATTCTAGAGAAATGAATAGAGATCTTTATGCTGAAAAAGAAAAAGTAATTAAAGAAAACTTGGAGAAAGATACTATTATTGAGAACTTGAGTAAAAACTACAAATCTTTATTTGAATATATTAATAACCCTATATATAATCAAGGACGTGGTGTTATGTTCATTTACGATCTTCAATATCAAGGATTGGGAATTGAAGAAGTAGCTAAAAAAACTGATATTAAATATATGTTTATTGATAACTAGGAAGATATTTTGTGGAATAAATGAATTAGGATGTAGTTATATATATAAAAACTCCTTCACTTAGAACCAATAAGCGGAGGAGTTTTTTTTGTTTTGGAAGATTTTGGGGGTGTAGAGCTGGGCGACGTCGGAGGTGTGCCAGGCGGGGAATTCGTCGGGGTGCTGGCGGATTGTGTTTACTAGATCGTAATAGCATTGGGGGTGAACTTGAGTGTCTGTCAAGAGCTGGAGTTCGTAGGACTGGAGGGATTTTATCACCTGCTCTTCGAGGGGTGATGTGCTGCGGTGCTGGGTGAATACGTGGGAGCGGAAGACTTGCATCTGCTCGTGAGAGAAGTATGTGTCGGCAAGAACGGACTCAATCTTTATGAGACGTTCGCGCAGCTGCTGGTAGGAGTCCCAGATATGTTCGCGGATGGCGAGGCGGCGGCAGAGGTTCAAGAACGGGAACATCGTGGCGGCGAAGTACTGACCTTGGGTGGACTGGCGCCAGTCGTCTCTTGAAGAGAGGCGAAGGATTAGGGCTTCAATGGCGGCGTCGCGCTGTGACTCGAGAGAGGTAATCAGGGCGTCGACACGCTCACGAGAAGCAGGAACCACGTTCTGGTTTGAGACGATGCCGAAGCCGTTTGGGGTCAAGACCAAATCCAGTGAAGGGATGGCGGTCATATAGGCATGGCATGCCACGAGCTTTTCCAAGGGGTAACGGAATCGCTCGTTAGGACCGAAGCTGTCGGTTTCAGCAATTTCGTCGAAGATGGCTTCAGGAACGAAGGTATCTATTGCCCATTGCTCTGCAGTCTCGAGATATGGGTAAAGCTTTTCAATCAATGTGGGCTCGCCTTCAACGGTTGCCAGTACATTGGGAATGAGCAGGCGGAGCTGCTCGTCAGTGATGATTAGTTTCATTCTTCTACGGGTTTATTGGGTGTAACAAGTTTGGCGTCGCGCTTTTCATCGAGGGTGGTAAGCATGATGAAGGGACAATCAGGCTTGACTCCTTCCCAGCCGTTATACCTTATGATGATATTATGTACGGTAAACAGCAGGTCGTGATACGGCTTCTGCAGGGCCTGGGCGATGGTGTAAAGCTCACGCTTGTCAGAACCGGAGTTGTTTGTCTGGGACTTTCCTGGTACTGAGCCGACAAGGTTAGAGTGGACTCGCATCGTAAAGCACATCATATTGACGGCCTCGATGATATCGGTGGACCAGTCGCCACCTTCCTTGTCGGTCTCTACCTTATTGATGACCACATCGTGCTGCTCGTCACCATTGGGATTGATATAGAACGTAGAAAAGAGCACTTTGCCGGAATTCTCCATGCCAGTGAGGAAATTGATAATCTTCTCTTTCTCCTCAACGACGCGATCCATCTGCTTCTTGCGGTCGGTAATGCCCTCGGCCTTGAAGATACCGTCCCAGAAGCGATTGGCAATCTCGATGTGATACTTGATGGGCGCGGAGTTTTTCAGCTTCGCTTCCTTGGCCATGCCGATGAGACGCTTGATATTGTACCAGTTGCCCTTGAAAAGTGAGCCATAGTAAGGAATTGGATAATATGTACTGTCAGGTGTGGGTACACGACTGACGATGGCGAACTTGCGGGTGCTGGACTTCGGGCGCTTACCTTTCTGTGACTGCATACGCTCCTGAAGGTCGGACCAAGGAGAATGCTGGTCGAGAAGCTCTATTTTCTCAACCTGGTCTTTACTTGATAAAGACTTTCGCCAGTTAGCATAGAGTAGGTACGGGATATGACCGTCTTTCTCTGCAGGGGCGAAACGACAGTAACAGGCTTCCTTGCGGAGAATGCGGACGATGCGGGAACCGTTGCCATTAAGAATAATGATACTGACACAGAATCCGAAATGCTTGAAGTCCTGGCATACGCCGAGGAAGTAGGAGGGGAGGTCGTTGTCCATTAAGTAATGGGCGACGTCCTTCCTGGTGGCTGCTGTGGCTTCCTTTGTGTCGTAGACGAGGCCTGAGCCGTAGCAGACTTCAGCGTTGAATATCTGGCAGGTGGATAGCGTCTCGTCAGATTCAATGAGATCGAGAATGCGGTAAGGCATTTCGTTGTCTGCACCCCAGGGCATATACTGGTAGCCCTCGTCGATGGTGACGGGGAGGATATCTGACTGTTCACGGAAGACTTCGGAGGAGTTGACTGTGAAAGCTGCTGAAGCTTTCAGGTCTGGAATTGTTTCAACGGAGTTGAAGGAAAGGTAATGGCTCATATCTTTTCTTTTTTTTGTAGCAAAGGTATGTCTGTTGCATCTTATGTGAAAAGACATCAATTTTTCGGGCCTGTTTGGATTTGATTGGGCGGAATTTTGTATTTTTGCAGCAAAATTGAATGATTATGAAAGACGAAGAGATATTTAAAGCTGATGTATCAACGGAACTTGAGCTTCCGATGTACGATGCCATTGCTGCGGGATTCCCTATTACCAGCGACTATCCTGCTGAAAGGCTTGACTTCAACCGTGACTTCATCAAGCATCCCGAAAGCACCTTCTACGTCTGGGTGAAGGGCGATTCCATGAAGGAAGCCGGCATCTTTGACGGCGACTTGTGCGTAGTCGATAAAGCTGAAGAGATGGAGCACGGCAATATAGTGGCTGCGTATGTCAACGGCGGCTTTACGGTAAAGTATCTCGATACTTCGACGAAAGACCAGGGCTTTATCCGACTGGTGCCTGCCAATAAGGATTTAAAGCCGTTTATCATCGATTCCTCTGACGAGTTTGCTGTCTGGGGCAAAGTGATTTTCACCATAAGAAACTGGAGGAATAGCTATTGTTTGCCATAATAGATTGTGATAACTGCTTCGTGAGTTGCGAGCGTGTATTCAGGCCCGATCTCAACGGAAAGCCTGTCGTTGTACTGTCGAACAACGATGGCTGTGTGGTGGCGCGCTCCAACGAAGCTAAGGCAATGGGTATCAAAGCAGGAACACCGTATTACCAGTTGAAAGACCTCTTTCCAGGACAGGAGATAGCTGTCTTTTCCTCGAACTATGAACTGTATCTCGACATGACGGACAGAGTGATGTCGCTTATCCGCAAGGAGGTACCTGAATTCTATCGTTACAGCATCGACGAAGGTTTCTGCATGCTGAAAGGTATGGAGCATCTCGACCTGAAAGCATGGGGCGAGGAGATGCATCAGCGTATCAAGCACTGCACTGGTATGCCTGTCAGTATCGGCATTGCCTCCACTAAGACCTTGGCTAAGATGGCCAGTCATTTTGCTAAGAAATATCCTGGATTTCATCATTGTTGCTATATCGACCATGTATCTCGACGCGACAAGGCCTTAGAGCTATATCCCATTAGCGAGGTTTGGGGTATAGGTCGCCAATATGCCAAACGGCTTGAGGCCATAGGAATAAAGACAGCCTACGATTTTGCAACTAAAAGTCGAAGTTGGGTTCGATCCACCTTCAATGTGGTGGTAGAGCGCACCTGGCGTGAACTCAATGGCGAGGATAGCATCCTTCTGGAGGATATGAGCAAGAAGAAAAGCATCTGTACCAGCAGGAGTTTCCCCGGAATGGTGGGCGATTTCGAGACGTTGCGTACCAGTATCAGCAACTTTGCTGCCCATTGTGCCGAGAAGCTTCGCAAGCAACAGTCGGCAGCGGCAATTGTGAGTGTGTTTATCGATACGAACCACTTCCGTGAGGACTTGCCTCAGTATTGGAACTATGCCGAGGAACGGCTGCTGACTCCCAGCAGTAGCACGCAGGATATCGTGCAATGTGCGCTGCGCTGCACTCAGAAGATATACCGGCTGGGGTACCAGTACAAACGGGCTGGTGTCATCGTGATGGGCATCTGTCCCGATACGGCTGTACAGACCAATTTCATTGACTACGATTCTGAAAAGTATGAGAAGAAGCGAAAGCTGGATGAAGCCATCGACCGTATCAACCGCATAAATGGTAGCGAAACTATCGTGCTTGGGTCGCAACAATATACGGCTAAGGACGGAAAAGGCAAAGCTGGCGTTTTCCGTGACAGCATCAAGCACGACTTCCGCAGCCCAAGCTACACGACGAAGTGGAGTGACATTCCTGAAGCTGAATAAAAAAAGTGGCGACTCTTCTCAGAGGGCCACTTCAACAATGATTTTTAAGAGCACGGTACATGCAAATCAAGCATGGCCGCTAAGCTATAGATACCTCATTAGGCAGATAATAGCTATATGTATATGATCTCTGTACGTGGCTTTTGTCTTTGACGTATAGATACAAAGAACGTGAGCTTGGGTATCTCACGTCTTTGTACTTAGGCACTGGAAAAGCCGCATAGAAAAGACAATGAGACGACAAGCCCACGTATATACGTGAACTGTCGTACCCCGTCTTGTTCTATTTTTGAAGTTTCCAGTTTCAAGTACACAAGACAGAAGCGCGTCAGCTTCATGTTTCCAAAAAGAATGCTGCAGATGCACGTATGCAAGGCAGTAGGACAAGAGAGTGCTATTGCACCACATCTATCCGGGTGCAAAGATACGGAATATTTTTCTGATTTGCAAAAGAATCAGGAAAAAAGCATCAAAGGAATACTTCCATGCCGTTGAGCTGGAAGATGCAACATTCGCGCGTCTGACGAATCTGGTTGGAGTCCAGAAGCTTGAATTTACGAATACCTTTGTAATGGTCGTATTTGATGCACACGCAACGGTTCCACTCCTGGATCTCGCCCTTAGACGTCCAAATGGTGATGTCAACAGGTTCGGGTCGGTTCAGGATAAGTCGAGCTGTAGAAATATGGATACTATTCATGTTAGGAATTCAGTTTTGTCGGCATAAGCCCAGGTGAATTTGATACGTATTGGATTGGAATTATTATCTGAGTATTCAGGTGTAACATCCGTAATCAATACTGGTGAGAATACTTCGTCAGAAACCTGACGGGTGATTTCGCGTGAAGTCAGAAAATCGGTGAGATGACGCGCTTCGGAAATGGTAAGCGGGGCAGTCTCTACTTCGTGCTTCACTTGTATTGATTCGTCGTAATATACTGGTCTTCTGCCATATACAGCTTCAGAGCGTTCAATCTCCGTCTTTGAAGTTGTAGCGGCAAAGATACAGAGGGTGTCCTTCAGGTTGAAGGCATTCAAGAACTGGAACGTGTCTGATGGTATGTCAGGAGTGAAATAGATATTGAACTCTCGAGAACCGATATGATATAGCACCCGATGGATGATGCCGTCGCGAATATTTGCCAAAGATAACAGGTACTGGAATTGTGAGTAGCTTGCATCTGCAGATTTAATGGTAGGTGTATCAGATTGCTTGCTTCCAAAAGTATGCGTGTGTTTCCTTATCTGATCAGGTGCTGATGACATGGTAAAATAAATGTCGCAGTAGGCTGATTCCAGTAGATACGGCTTGGCGTAATTGTGCAAGGAAAAGGGGCAGGAACGGGAGAGTAGGGCACTTTTGCGTGTGGTAAGGAAGGATTCCAAAAGGAAACTTTCTGAACCAGTTATAGATTTTAACTGACTATAGATGACTGTGATTTCACCTGAGGTATAGGTGTAGTTTTCCATGTCTTTGACAGTTAAGACAAATTTAGTTATAGCCAGTCCTCTTTTGAGCATAGCTGCCTCGACAATTGATCGGATGTCACGTATATAAATCTTCAGTCCATACATATAATAGACTGACGAGAATATTTCTTCGCCATCTATGGTGATTGTAGCCGTGACTTGAGCATGGATTGTCAGAATCTCTACTTCATCTGGTAGATCGGCGGAGAGGCTAGGAGTGGAAAATTTCGTATTTAGATTTGTTGCCATATCTTTTTTGTGACAAAGATACATATGGGCGGTGGGCGGGGAAAAGACAAAATGCGTAGCAGATGTGGAAATTTTGTGCAAAAACGTTTAATTTGCGCTAAATAATGTAGATTCAACATAATTCAACGCAAAATAAACATCAATTCTGAAAGAATAATATATCTTTGCACCATGGTTAAGGTTTATGGTTGATTAATTTAGTTTTTTAAGTAATGACGAAAAGGTTCGCTGTGAAGCGAGCCTTTTCTGATATTATAGAAAAAGCCACCATGATCGGTGGCTTTTTAATTCGGGCTTATTTATCCTCCGGATTCTTGCAGTAATCAAGGTATCTTTGGATCCATTTTTCTTCGAGAGCATCGAGATCAATACCTCTTAACGGATGATATGGCCAGCAAGGCTCTGGCACTTCAATATCATTAGCAGCAAGTGTGTCTCTTAGGTCATCAATATATCGACATAAAAGAGAAATTCTGCCACGTAAAGGTTTTGTACGAATAAGTGCTTCAGGAATAGACTTAGACATACGCAGCATCTTACGAAGCTCTTTGTTTTCTTTGAAGACACGTGGCCCATGAGCGCCCAACTTTTCCATCATTTTATGTTGCAGGGCATTTTCTTCTTCCAGACCTTTGGCATAATTCTTTAGACGTTGATAATCTTCTGTAATGTTTTTTATGAGTTTCAGGTGTAGGTTTTCTTCTTCTAATGCTTTGGCATATGCTGTTATTTTTTCAAGCTTTTCTTGATTATGGCGATACGATTCTATTAACCGCTTCATCCATATTTCTTCAGGAATATCTTGTTGTGGCTGAATATACTTCATATCTTTGTATTTTTCGTGCAAAGGTACAACCTTTTCTGTACAATAAAGCAAAAAAAAGAAAAAATAGCACTCCTTAAAGGAATGCTATTAATTCTTGCTGGGCTTCAGGAGCCATCTGAACCACTTTTGGCTCTGCCTTTTTGCGAGGCTTACGCTGCTTCTTTGGCTTTTCCTCTGGCTGAACTTCCTGCTCTGCAGGCTTCTCTGCCTCGGCTGCAGCTTCTGCGGATGCTGCTTTTTCTTTAGCTATTTCTTCTGAGAGAGCTTTGAGGGATGCATCTTCGATACGGAATCCTGTCTGCTTCTTCAACATAAAAGCGAAACGCATGGCCTTGTAGGGACTCTTGCAGTATGCCTGACCTTGTTCTTCACCTGTGATGGCCACCATCCATACATTGTTCTCACTCTTGTTAGACTTCACTTCTGTAACGATAATAACTTTTGCTTCCATAATTCTTATATTTTAAATTGTTAGACTTATCTTTGATGAAACTTTAATTTATGCTTTGTAAACTTCGATGTAAGTAATATCTGCCATGAGATCATTGGCCATCTGCTCTGCTATTTCTGTGGCTTTAGCGAATGTGTCCGCTTCTACCTCATATTCATAGAACTCACCATCCTCACAATTGACAACTACATTGTAGATATTGCCTGGATAATAGCGCTTGCTAAATAACCTGCTGTGGGTGAAAACCGATGTTTGTACATTCTGTGTCATAATTCTTATTTTTAAATGTTTGACTTCTTGAAAATGATAGCTCCGAGGAGCTTTTGTAATTTTTACGTGCATAAAAGAGCCAGCAAGCGGTAAGGGCTTTAATGCAAGGAATTTCAAGGAAAATTTGGGAAAACCACATTTTGTTATAGCCTCTTTGGGCGTGAAGTAAGAAAATGCGGAAGGCTGCTGAAATTTTCTACAGAAATCGGGTACCAGTACTTGCAGTGCACGTGCTTGCGCTAAATTTGCAAAGGAAAAATCAGAAAGGACCTCACAGGAAGCTTACATGAGAAGTCCAACATACATGGAAAATGATAATGACACGGATTCGCCAAACATTCACCAGCGGCGGGTATAGTAAGCGCCATCAATGACCACACCTTGTTCTGGCAATATCTGGGATGTCAATGTTTGTATGTGGATGGAAACATCTGTTTGATTTTGAGGTATGGAGCGGACTTTCCAATTTACATGGACACGGGCAGGAGAGTGGGGGGCTTTTACCTTTTAGGGGCAGATACGACATCGATGTCCAAAGTTAAAACACTATGTCATCAATCATCAAAGATGGTACATATTGCATAAGAATTGGAAGTAAAGATGAATGGACGGTGTGAAGCCAGACAAGTATGAGATGAACAACGGAGTGTGGCATCTAACAGATTTTAAGAACTGAAGGCGTACGAGAGAACCTGCATAGCCTATGCATCGGCTGATTGAAGATGCTGACAGGGAACAAAAAGAACGGCGGACCTCACGGCTCGCCGTCTCAGAATAAAATTTGGGTAAATATTGCATTTGCTTATTATTCGGCGTCCAAGAAGCCTCGCAGGAAATTCAAGACAGAGTCCAATGAATAAGTCAGCGATGCACACGCCTATAGCAAAAAGCAGAGTCTCACGACTCAGATATCCTGTCTCCAGTTCTGATTATCAATCCTTGATTCATCATCTCCGATGAACAGCAGAATGATAATCATGAGAAGCGGAGTCGCCAAAATGCTTAGTAAGACCCATAGAACCACATTCCTGTGTCTCTTTTGAGCCATCAAAGCAACTACGACATATAATCCAACGCTTATGCCAATGACAATAATGAGAATGAAGAGCCCGATTAAGAAATACGCTCCGAAATTGTCATCAGAATCTCTTTGGGCATTGCGTGACTTATAGTCGCTATAAGGACTAAAACTGTCTTCAGATTCCGTTATCTCTTCCTCTGGAAGATTGTAGCCTTTTAAGGTAAATTCAATCTTAAAGGCTGTATGACCGAATTCATCTTTTGTCTTGTAATAATGGTAATACCTTTCATGTTCATAGGCTGGTATATTAACCTTTTTGGTCATACCAGGTGCAATGCTGATTTTGTTTGAGAATTCTTCATAATCCAATTCGTTTCCAGACATATCCAGGTACTTAATTAAGAAAACGATATTACGTATTTCTTCGTTAGTGTTGTTCTTTAATGCAAGAGTCCCCTCGTTATCCAACCACGATTGCTCATAAGAAACCATCGTTATGTCTTTTTTCAGATCTTTGGCAAATGCTGCAAAAGATATGAATACAATGCATAGTATTAAAGTAATTCTTTTCATATTATTTTGATTATGTTATTCATATAATTACCATTTTGTTGGTAAAACGATGTTCTTTACTTCGTGCGCAGCTCCGAAGAGGGGAGAAATTTCTTCGTCGGTGAAACCTGCAATGCCGCAGCCGATGCGGGTGACGAGGAACGTCAAGTTCTGGTGCTGCTTGGCGAACTCGATGAACTCGTCGACGTAGGGACGGATGGTTTCTATGCCACCTTGCATAGTGGGAATGGCATAGCTTTGTCCCTGCAGACCGACACCTTGCCCCATGATGGCACCGAAGTGGCGATATGCAACATAGGCTGCACCTCCGCCATGCATACCGCGAAGGTTTGAGCCGAAGACGAAAATCTCGTTTGGCTGGAGCGAGGTGATGCGCTCCGGAGTAGTACGCTTTTCTTCCATAGTTCTTCTTTCCATGAAATCCATAGGAACGGCACAAGGTGCTGCTTCTTCCATCACAGGCTCGCCAACAATGCCGAAGTCTGGCATAATTTCAGGCATATCGAGGTCCATATCAAAGTTCTTGCGGAAATACGGCACGATGATGTCTTCCTTGATTTTCTTGTATTTCTGTGATATGGCTGCGGGAGTCATTCCCATTTGGGCGGCAACATCCTTTGATTTGAAGCCCTGCAGGAGTATCATATCTATAATAAGACGCTCCTGACGTCCCATAGGAACATGGTCGCAGACATCTTCAACCATATGATTAAACTGCAAACGGAGATTACTCGTGACATCGAATGACTGGAGATAGTCCTCAAAGGTAATGCTGCCGTATTCCTTGCGGTACCATTTCAGCGCATCGAGGACTATGAAACGGAAACCATTGATAAGCCAGGTCTTTAGAGAAACATTCGGGGAATGATCCTCCAGTGGCTTCCAATCATGCTCCATCAGGAATATAGCATACTGATGAGCGAGTGAAAGGAAGTCCAGGTTTTCTTTCTCATGAAGCTGATACCGCTGGTCGAAAATGTAATAGCCTATCTGACAATATCCATAGAAATAATCACGGATAATGTCAGAGTCACCTTGGCGGAAGCCCCTAAGAATCTCCTTGTCAGATAGTCGTCTACAGGTCATATTATTGTTTTATGGGGCGAATATACAAAAAAAACGTGATACTACTTAATTTTTTCTGAAAAACTTCTTTAAAGTGATAAAGACATGTCGAAACAGTAGTATAAATCCTTTAAAACATTACGATTATGACAGATTTAATTCCAACAAGAGTTCACAACTTGATTATTGTAGACGAAAGTGGGTCTATGGAGTGTATCCGCAAGCAGGCCTTCACAGGCATGAACGAAACTCTGCAGACTGTTCGCATGATGCAGAAGAAGTATCCTAACCAGATTCAGTATGTTACGCTGATTACCTTTGACAGCGATCATACCAAGCTGCACTATGATAATACGCTGGCGGATAAAACCAAGGAATTGAAGTGGAAAGCTTACAGCCCTTGCGCTGCTACGCCGCTTTACGATGCTATCGGAAAAGGCGTCTCTAAGGTAAACGCACAAGTGGAAGGAGGTGACCATGTTCTTGTGACTATTATAACAGATGGCTATGAGAACTGTTCACAGGAATGGACACTGAAGATGGTGCGTAACCTTATCGAGAAGCTGAAGAAGCAGAATTGGACCTTTACGCTGATTGGTACCGACAATCTTGATGTGGAGGAGATGGCCCATGCGTTTGCCATCGAGGAACACATGGAGTTTACTCAGGATGAGAAAGGTACCAAGGAGATGTTCGCCCGTGAACGCAGGAGTCGTGAACGCTACAACTGCTGCGTGGCTGAAGCGGCACCTATGCCGAAGGGAAAGTTCTTTGAAGACGAAAACTAATAAAGAATAGAGAGAATGTATCTATTCCAGAAGCCCCCGAAAGCCCGAAGCACTAAATCGAAAACTGAAGGGGCTTATACTTTTTTTCTAGTAGTAATAAGGTTTTCTATCTATCACAAATTATTTTATTAAACATATAATCCAACAGGCAGCAGTAGCGACTGCAAAAATCGCAGCTATAAAACCCAAACATCCTGTATTACCTTTGCTAGTCTTTGTTTTTCTATTGTTAAGAACTATAGCATTACCATCAAATGCTTTTATTAAATTTATACTGGATAGTGCATCTAAATGTCTTGCACATTTAGGACAAACTCTTATAGAAATAGATTCCGACGATGCTTGTATGTTCATCCAGCCTGGCATAGTCGCATTATCAAGTTTGATTGAGAAATTATTTGTCTTACTTTTGACAATAGCATCAGTAATAAGAAATTTCCTTCCGCACGTGGGACAATAGAAATATTTCTTGAAGTCAGCTTGTGTTTTTTCAATCATAGACTCTATTTGCGTCTCAGATAAGTCATACCATGCTAAATCTGTATAAGCTTTTGGTTTATTTATGTCATAGCATCCTTTTTCTAAATCATTCCACGTACGAACTCTTCTTATAAGCTCTTCATACTGTGGATCCCAATACTTGTTTATCATATCTTTCAAATTTTAGATGTCAGATAATAAATAAAATAGTCCAACACGCAGCTGTTGCAATTGCTATAATTGCTGTCACCATACCAAGGCAACCTGATGAACATCCTTTGTTTCTACTTAGTGCTTCTTCCAGCTGTTTCTCTAGCTGGCGGGCTTTATCCTTTGCATCATTAAGGTCTTTGTTTGACTGGGCGTTCTGAGCCGTCAACTTTTGAAGGGATTTATTAAGTTCGCCATTAGTCTCCTGCATTTTTTTAAGACTACCATTGAATTCTACAAGCTTCTTCTGCAGTTCTTCATTTTGTTTGGTGGCTGCTGCCAGCTGTGTTTTTGACTGAGCCTGGAATTTAGCCAGTGCCTCGTCGTTTTTTTTCTGTTGAGCTTCGAGATTTTTCTTATTCTCTTCTTGAACTTTCTGCAGATTTTTGGTATTTTCCTCCATCTGCTTCTTTTGGGCTTCTTGATTAGCCTTTGTCTGCTCCTGGGCCTGTTTTGTCATTTTTTCAACTTGAGCAAGTAATTCCTTGTTTTTCTTGTTCGACTCGTCGATTTGTTTGATGAACTGCTTCTTGACTTCCTCGATGAGGGCGGCACGTGAGTTGTTTCGCTTGGCTGTGACACGTTCAACCATCTCAGAGAAGTATTGACCGAGACCGTTTGGCGTTGGTGCTACTTTGTCTGCGATGGACTTCATGAAAAGCTCTTCGCCGACATGACCAATAGCACAAATAATAGGGGTGGACATGTTGGCCACAGTCTGCAGAACAGCTATCTCATCCAATGACTCAATGCCGGAACCGCCACCACGAATTAGGGCGATGACGTCGTATTGCTGTGAGTCAAGAGACTGTAGGAAAGTGGAAAGTGTGGTTGCGTTTCCAAAGGATTGACGCTCTTCTTTGAAATCGATCTTCACAGCGGCGGCGTTTACACCAGCGTTGAAGTCAGCCATGGTAATTGAAGTAGTAGCAAATACAAGGGCTACACGTGGGCGCTCGTCTTTGAAAAGTTTATCCTCCAGAACAGCATCTACATTCTTAAAGCCTCGTTTGGTTTTGGCTATACGAATCTCTGACCGTTTTAAGTCCTGTTCTGTAACGAACTGGTCTTTTACTATCTCGAAACGAGTGACGTTGACTACTATCTGGATAGTACCGTTTTGGAAAGGGTTTAACTCGATTAGACCTCCGACTTGAACCAGACTATTGGATTTAAGGCGGGAACGATCCTGACGATTAATCTTCAGCGTAATGGTGACGTTTGAATCTACGTCGCGCAACTCATCGTAGAATGCTGCCCACTGAGCGTTTTGGTTTGGCTTCTGAATGTAAATGCCACGAAGCCACACCACGCCGTTCGATTTGCCTCGCTCCAGGAATGAACGATAGATGCCCACAAGTTCAACTGGGGTGTAATACTGTACTGCAGGAAGATTATTATCAGCCATAGCTATTCTGGGATTTTTACGTAACGAGCATAGACCGCTGCTGCATCCTTGATGATGTCGTAGTGGTCGAATGCTAGATGAGGAAGGTCAGTAAGATCGAACCAAGCTGCATTTGCTGCGTCGTCTTGTCCTTTGACTTCCTCTGGTGAGTCTATAATGGCGAGGTAAGCTACTGTAATTGTTCGTCCTCTTGGGTCACGGTCAACCTTAGAGTATGCTCCAATTTGATGAACGGTGGCCACCTTCAGACCTGTCTCTTCCTCCAGCTCACGAATGGCGCATTCTTCTGTGGTTTCATCCATGTTCATGAATCCGCCAGGAAATGCCCATGCACCTTTGTATGGTTCAGCTCCCCTCTGGATGAGTAGCACCTTTGGGAGAGGTTCGTTTGTCATTACTGCACAGTCAGCTGTAACAGCGGGACGTGGGTATTTGTATGTATAATCCATTTCCTATCTATTTATCATTTCGTAAAATTCAATCACGATGTCATTCATCTCTTCCGGAAGAAAGTTCTTTATGCTTTTCCTGATATCAAGAGGTATACCCCAAATCGCTTCCGCAATACTGCCAACGATGGCACCCAAAGTGTCAGCATCTGCTCCTAGACTAACAGCTTTACGAACCGCATCTTCAAAGCTGTTGCTGATGCCTATTATCCAAAGAGCGATAGGGACAGTACCCTGGCATGTTTCATCGAACCGATTGATAACATCGGCTTTATTGATGTAGATGTCATAGCCAGAGAACTGGACACACTCTTCAAGAATTTCGTCAATGTGATATGGTGCTTGTTCGCCAAATTGCAGAGCTCTGAAGATTGCCAGTGCCACAGTCTGAGCCCCTTTTATACCTTCATCATGATTATGAGAGGGGAGGGCTGTGGCTGCAGCGGCATCAAGCACCTCGTCGATGTACTTGTACCAATGTGCTACAGGAGATACACGCATTGCCGAGCCATTACCAAAACTGTTGTATGGCTGAGGGGTGTCGCTATGTACCCATAGGGCAAAGCGACCTCCGTAACCACCCTTTGGATTCGGATATCTGCGGCACCAATCATGGATGCTCTCGCCAAAGTCACGATTCATCAGCAAGGCATCGGCAACAGCGATGGTGCAAATGGTGTCATCGGTGAAACTGTTTCCTTCAGACAACCACTCGAAATTATAGTCGTTCGTGGGGTTGAACTCCCATCGGCTCCCTACTATATCTCCTATTATTGCTCCTAACATATACTAAGTAGATTTCTTATATTCAATTTTACATATAGGACAACCCCATACTTGCTCATTATTCAATTTAAAGTATTGTAGTTCATTTCCACATGTATGACAGAAGAAAATCCCTTTATCATTATGTCCCTTACCAAGCATATCTTTTATTCTTTGAGGTACAGGACGATTCTGAACTATGTATCTCTGTGCTTGACGCTCATACTGAGCATCGTCACAACAAGAATGACAAGAAGGACATATGTACCAACCATTAGGACACTGCACGCTGTCACGAGAATCAATTAGTCCGGTTTTGCATTTGAAACAATAGCTTAAATACACAGGGTTCATATACTCGGTACAAGTAGGATTGATACAAGAATAATAATTATACCGATTATAGCCGCTACTTCTGTCGGTGAACATTAAATGTCCGCAATTCCGGCATTTGAGCCGCTTGAATTTTTTAAGGACTCGATTAGCGCAGGCAATAAACTCTGTAACAGTTGAATCCGGCTCAAAACCTGCTTCTGTCATGTGTAGCTTAGGATAACCGATGATTTCTATCAGGTGAAATAGACTATAAGACCACCATCTACCGCCTGTTTCGAGCGTTTGATCGTATAAGCAATTGTGAAAACATTCTGTTCCTCTACACCAAAAAAAAGGCAAATCGGTAGCTCTGTTATGTGCATCAGCGATTTTGGGAGAACAAAACGGTTTAAATTTCTTGTTGTCTTGACTCACAAGGAATTCACGATGCAAGTCTGTGGGCTTATCATGCATAGAGCCTCTGAAATAATATTGACCAAGGATTTTCCTTCTGAGTTCACGATCATATTCAATTTCAAAATACGAGCCGTTGAACTCTTGTTTCAACTCTTGTTTTAATGATTCTATAACCCTTTTTCTCAGCTCTTCAGATTCCCTTCTGTTAAATTCTGATTTAATTTGTTCTGTAGCAGCCCCAGTGTAGTTATTTTCTTTACGTAGATTTTTCAATATTCCAAATACATCAAATCTCATACCAACAACTGGCTGAGAATTGGGAATGATACGTAAAGAAATAGGCTTTGAATATTGTAAAAGCAGATTGAGAGCTCTTACATCTTTAGATAAAACGACAAATTTATTGTCGTCAATTTTTTCGCATTGGCTAATCAATGAACGTATATATTTTGCAAGTACATCTGTAGATGTCTGGCTAATATCAATTATAATTTGTTTATGTTCAACTTGGGAATGACCATCCACTTGCGGTAGAGGCTCGACAAGGAAAGTATTTAGCCAAGCATAATCATAGTCCCAAACTATCCATTTGTATTTATACTGGCATATCTTAGTACAACTGAACTTTTGCTCGAGGTATTCTTTACCTGTAATTTTATCTTTAACTTTACGCTTACTTAAGCAATGTGCTAGCTCGCTATCTGTAAGGGGAATGTTTTCTTCATCGTAACCACATGCATAGTAGCTTAGGTGTTGCCTCCTATCTAAGTAATCAAGGATTGTTTCTTTTAAATTATCTTCTGTGAATTTGGATTCATCCAGTTCACAAACTATGCTATAATCAACAAAACCTCTAAAATCTGGATTGTATACTGCACCACCATCGCATAAAGGAAGAAATTTTTCCATTCCCAAGTTAACTGCTGGTTTAGTAACGTCACATCGTGTAATAGCAAAATCCATAATGCCATCAAAGGATTGGAAAGAATTTCCATTCGTTTGGCATAATGTTAATATGCAGTCACAAAGTAACGGAACAGCCAAGTCAATTGGAAGTTCTGGAGTTTCAATACAATAACGATATCGAATAAAATCTGAAAATGGATTATCCTTAAATTGTTTAATCAAATCGAGATCCAATGCTGTACGCCCCATTCTGATGTCATGAAAATATCTCTTTACCAGCTGCATCTGTATTGCAGTTGATGTGACAGAAGCTAAAGAACACAGTGACGAATAATCTATTATTGCGCCACTATCATTTAACCATTGGTATAAACATAGAAAAATGTTCTTCGAATTGTTGTCGATGTTTCTTTCTTTTATATTGTCGAAAGATTCGTCTTCTAATATATAATCCACCTTGCTAAACAAATTCATTGCATATTCGTTTTTGGGGCTAGGATTAATATTTTTGATAGCTTCTTTTAAAGGGCCTGGAATATAAATGCTATAATTGATATTATATTGAGCTAGAGCTTTTTTAAGCTCCTGTTGTTTTTGCTCAGAAAGGCACCGGGCAATATTTACTAACGCATTGTTAATAATGTACGGAATTGAGCGTATGTCATATATGTTTAATGCTTTTATAAGTGATTCACTATTCCACCAATTAAAGTTTAAGAACCATAACAGATGAAGGTATGGGTAATTATCTTGAGAATCCTTGGATCTAATTATAAAACTATTTATAACAATTCTCCAGTCATCAAGTACTTCTGCATTTGCTTCATGTATTTTAAAAGAGATGAAATCATTTTCTTTTTTCTTGTCATATTCTTGTGGGCTAATTTGTTCGGCAATTGCCAATACAAAACCAAGACTATTGCCACTAAAGACATCACGTGAAAAACTCCCTGAAATGTCTTTGTCATTGGTATTCCACGTAATATCTTCGACATATTGACCTTCGTTATTATAATGCGAATTGTCATTTAGATGAAGAAAAATAAGTGGATTCTTCATCAGCTCGTCATACCTGGATTTATTAGCCGTAAGTGTTGCCATATTATTTTAACCCTCTAACTCTTCTGTCATACATTTCATTAAACCAAATATTCTTAAATAGAGTATTAGCTCTATCTTCTGTAAGCTTATTGTACAATTCGTATTTACTTGTAATAAAATCAAGAAGCTCTGCATCGACAGTTTCGTCAAATTTGGCCTTTACGTCATCTCGGGCATTTTGAGGGATAAAATATGCAGCGAGAGTCTCATTATTATCAATTCTTTGACGTAATCTTGTAAGTTCGACACGGTCTTCCTCACTTAGGTCTATGCCAAATGTATCATTCAGAGTTTTTATAATATTTGATAGCCAATCATATACAGGAGGAGTAGATGGCTCTGATTCGCCAGGCTTCATTCCCTGCATTTGGGTATCACCTGATTCAAGATTCAACTTTTGTGTGCCAATATATTGTATTTTATAACTCTGAAGCTTACTTTCGCTCAGCACATCGTATGGAAGATTCTCTTTTCTATATGGCATCTTCTTTGATACAGCAAGGCTGAATGGAGCCAGCTTACCTAAGTCGGGATCATGGAATGGAATTATTTGGCTTAGGAAGGTGAAGAGATTGTAAAACTGTCGGCATGTCTTTCGGAACTTATCCTGCATGTCTGGCTGTAAATTATTAATTGCGCGGTCACATACTTCATCTACCACCATGTTAACCTTTGTGTTTTCTTCTATCTTACTACTAAGGAAATAGCGGTTGAATAGGTTTACATCCTTCATAGTGAAAACACTGAAGGAATTTAGCTTACTCTGGACATCATAGAGAGAGTTCGGATCTGTCTCATCCTCTTCTGACATCTTATTCTTTCCGTAATAGTACTGGAAATCCTCCAATATCTTTTCTGGTTCGTTCACAAAATCAAGAACAAAGGTCTTTTCCTTCCCTCGCTTACAACGATTAAGACGCGACAAAGTCTGAACAGCATTGGCGCCACCTAGCTTTTTGTCCACAAACATAGTCTGTAGAAGTGGCTCATCAAAACCTGTCTGGTACTTGTTTGCCACTATTAGGATACGGTACTGGGGCATTTTCAATGCTTCAGGAATTGACACTTTTCCTGGTAAATTATTCATTGAGACTTCTGTATATTCCAGCCCTGTTTCAGAATCTTTAACTGTGCCAGAGAATGCTACTAAAGCACCATATGGAAGGTGCATCTCCTGCATGATACTATCAAATTTTTGCTTGAAACGTACTGCGTGCAGACGTGAACGAGTAACAAGCATAGCACGAGCTTGACCATTAATTTCGGAAGCAGTCTGGTTAACGAAATGTTCAATCATAATACGTGCTTTGCGTTCAATAGCTGCGTCTTGTAAATCAACGTAGTTTGATAACAACCGTACAGCGTTCTTTTTATCATATTCTTTATCTTCCACCTTTTCGTCGCGTACTAACTTATAGTAACGCTTGAATGAGGTGTAACACTGCATGACATCAAGAATGAACCCTTCCTTGATTGCCTGCTCCATAGTATAGGAATCAAATGGATCTTTTGAACCATATTGACGTTCACAGAACAGCTCAACAGTCTTAGGCTTAGGTGTAGCAGTGAAGGCAAAGAATGAAACATTAGATTTCTTTCCCTTACTTTGCATATCATTGGCGACGTAATTGTCAATGACCTCATTAATCTTTTCTTCTTCATCACCTGCAGCCAGAACTGCTTCGTCAAACTTTTCAGCTTCTTGAAGCGAAAGGGCCTTTCGCATCTGACGGGCATCCTCTCCTGACTGAGAAGAATGTGCTTCATCTATAATAACAGCGTACTTTCTATCAGAAAATGTGCGAATAGTATTCGCTATCTCTGGAAACATCTGTATTGTAGTTATGATAATTCTCTTCTTCTTCTCGATAGCCTCTTTTAAATCTGTGCTGTTATGTCCTTCAGCATCTTTCTTCTGTCCTACACTATATATTTCTCCTGGAACTGTTGAGAATTGCTTAAAGTTAGCTTGTAACTGATCATTCAAAACTCGGCGGTCAGTAACAACTATGATACTATCGAATAAAGCTCGCTCATCGTCAGGATGCTGGAAAAGGTTGGAGAGACGAAACCCCAACCACGTAATAGTGTTAGACTTACCAGAACCTGCAGAATGCTGAATAAGATAACAATGTCCTGCGCCTCGATCAGTAACGTCTGAAAGAAGCTTATGTACTGCACGACGCTGATGGAAACGTGGGAATATAAGAGATTCAGACACTTCATCTTCCAATTGTCGCTTCTTTGGATTATATACTTTTTCCTTGTCTACCTGAAGTGTTAAGAAATTCTGCAAAAGATCAAGTAAATTATCTCTACGCAGCACATCATACCACATATATGATGTTCGGTAGCCAGAATTATCCATGGGTTTTACGCCAATGTTTGCATATTCTAAATTGAATGGGAAGAAACGAGTATTAGCGCCATCTAAGCGAGTAGTCATAAATACTTGCTCTGTTCCCATAGCAAAGTGCACCAAGACACGCTTAAAGTCAAAGAACTTCTCATTCTTGACCTGGCGCTCCGTCATATATTGCTTGATGGCGTTATGGTGATTCTGTCCTGTTAGTGCATTCTTTAGTTCAATTGTGATAACAGGGAAACCATTCACAAATATCACCAAATCTATCTCATTCGTATTGTTCTTTGAATATCGTAACTCCTTTACGATAGCAAGACGATTCTTACGATAATTCACATCGTGCTCAGGAGTCTTGTTATTGGCAGGCTTAGTATATAGCAGTTTAAACTTTCCAGTCATTCCTGCATTAAACTCCTCCATACGGAGCAGAGATAATGTACCTTGTGGAAGGTCTAAACTATTAGCAAGATGAGCTGCAGTAGCAGGACGCAACTTGGAATTCATTTCAGAGTTCACCCTAGAGACAATACTCCGTATTACCATTGACTCATCACCTTCAGCAACATCTAACATCTTCTGATACTGGGCTGGCTGAGTATCTTTAAGAAATGCAATAAGTTCGGAAACAAGAATACAGTTGTCCTTGTTCTCCGGCTTGTTATACTCGGATGCAGGAATCTCATGGTACTCCATGTCAGAAGTTGCCATACCATTCGCATCTACTATTGGCTGTGATGTAAGATAACGAATTATATAATTCTGAAAAACTCCTTCGTTAGAAAATCCTTCCATAATAATTCTTGCTTATAATTTAACTTTTTTGCTATTCCAATCTCGCAAATCAACTTTGCCTGTAACGGCTTCTGTGATAATACAGGTTTTATAAGATTTTAAATCTTCAATCTGATTATGTAAAACCATGATTGATTTGTTAATTTTGAGTGTTATCTCGTCAATGAAATGTGCAATTGATTTTTGCACATCTAAAGGTGGAACGGCTATGTACATTTGATCGATAACATTCTTTGTTAATTGATTAATTGTCGATGTACTATAAAGCCCTTTGTATAATGAAGATGAGTGCTGAAATGCGTAAAATGCAAATTTGCCAAAGATTGTTGGTCTATACCTCATCATAAAAGCACCAAAAGTCGCATTATTTATCTCATCAATGTATGCACATTTTCCAACTAAATGTGCACTTCCATTTCTAGAACAAATTATAATGTCTCCATGTTCAACTTTTAAGGAACTTGGTATTTCTTTAACATAGACACAATCGTCGAATGAAAGTGTTCCATTTTGAATATTTGAAGATCTCAAAACTAAAATACCTTCTTCGGAAACTTCTTCTGGAGAATAAGTAAGACCATTATCGAAATTACCTGTGTATTTAAGCTTCTCCAGACTCCAGTTAGATGGAATAATAGGAAAGAGGGAATTACCTGTTTCCTTCATATGTGAGATATTGTCTATCCCTTTAGTTACCGCTTCACTAATTATTGAAGAATGATATAACTTCAAATCTTCAAGCATATGCTCTTTTTCTGCAATTAATCTATCTATTTTACTCACCTTATAATCAAGGTAAGATGCAATGATTTGCTGCTCTTCAGATGACGGGAGAATTAATGTGGATTCGGCTAATGTATTTTGCGTAATGCTAAACACTTTAACTCCATTGACAGAAGATCTGATTTGACTTCTCCAGCATGGTGTCTTGAATAGATAGGCAAGGTACTTATTATCATCATTATGAAGGCTACGAGCAATAATAGAATGATAGCCCGCATACAACTGTGATTGGGTATCTATATAAACACAGTTACCACAACCTTCTAAATCTTCAGATGTGTCAGCAAAAATAAAATCTCCCTTATGTACTTTAGAGGACTCATTATTCTCTGTGAATGATATAGGAACGTACCTAAGTAAATTCTTATCTACTTTTGTTCCAGTATTTGATTTAGAATGTATCTGACCATAACTTATTACAGGCGTTCCTTCTTCTACGAGGTCGGATTTAGTTATTGCCAAACCACGTCCAAAAGAAAAAAGCCTTTTGAATGATATAACCTTCCAATGACTGGGGATTTTATCAATCCATTGGATTTCACTATCTTTATATTTTTCGTATAGTTTCATGTATTCAATACTCAAAAATAGATTTTATTAATTCAGAGACCTTGGCTTCTCGCTCTTTTATGCGGGCTGCTATTTCCGATGACGATTCCTGCTCTGCAACTTTATAGAAATACTTTGTGAAGTTAATTTCGTAAAGTTTACGAGTCTTGCTTACTTCAACCCATGATTCAGGGTCGATATGTGGCAGGACTTCATCCTGGAAATATTTCTTCCAGTCGGCATCCAAAGCGACTTTTTCAGTGTCACGCTTGTTGCTATCTGCTTGCTTCTTACCTTTCTTTAGTACCAGCTCGTTATTTTCGTCACGAAGTGGCTGCTCAATTGTTAGCTCATACTGTCCAAAGTCTTTGTTATCAAAGACTTTAGAGAATTCATTATCCTCAAAGTCAAGGTAAAGCTTCAGGATCTTTTTTACATGTTCTTCGAGAATATCATATCTCTTATTGCCAAGACTCTTTGTACTTGGCTTACAGAAGTCAACCGCATTGATAAGCTGAATCTTACCTTTTCTCTGAGATGATTTCTTATTTGTGAAGAACCATAGATAAGTAGCGATTCCTGTATTATAGAAGAGCTCTTTAGGCAGTGCAATAATACACTCCAACCAGTCGTTTTCAATAATCCATTTACGGATATTACTTTCACCGGAACCAGCACCACCAGAGAACAAAGGAGAACCATTGGTAACAACACCTACTCGACTACCTTCATTTCTCATTTTTGATAGCATATGTTGAATAAACAGCAACTGTCCGTCACTGGTACGTGGCGTACCAGCATAGAATCGACCATCGGGATTCTGACTTTCCTCAATAATAAAGTCCTGATCCTTTTTCCATGTTACACCATACGGTGGATTGGCCATAATATAATTAAAGCGACTTGTTGAGAAACGGTCCTGTGTGAATGAATTTCCTAATTTTATGTTGTCAGCATTCTCACCAGAAACTAACGCTTCACTCTTTGCGATAGCATACGACTGTTCGTTCAGCTCTTGGCCAAAAGTAGTGATAACAGGCTTCTGCTCCATGTCGCCACAGATTTCTTCTAAGATATAACGCTTACCTACGTTCACCATACCTCCTGTTCCGCATGTTGGATCATATATTGAACGTATAATTCCTGGCTGATGCAATTCCTCTACATCAGGAGTGAAAAGTATAGCTGACATCAAACGAATCACATCACGTGGGGTAAAGTGTTCACCAGCCTGCTCATTACTCTGGTCATTAGCAATGCGAATAAGCTCTTCAAAAACATAACCCATATCATGATTGTCATACGCATCCATGGAGAAATCCAGGTCAGTAATTTCAGAAATCATCTTGTACAGCAAGGCATTACGGTTGAGACGAGCAACAACCTTGTCAAATTGGAAACATTCGAATATAGTGCGAACTTCCGAATTAAACCCAGCCATATAGTTGGTGAAATTAACCGAAATATTCTTTGCATCGTCAAGCAAAGATAATAATGTATGCTTGGAGGTGTTATAAAACTTCAAATCTCCAGCAGTCTTGCGAAGTAGTGGATCCAATTTATCCAATGCGATTTTATCCTTGAACTTCTCATATTGTTCACGAACATTCTTATTATATGGTTCGAGAATACAGTCCATGCGACGGAGAACGACGAATGGTAGAATTACTTCACCAATCTCACTTTTCTTAAAAGTATCTCGAAGAACAACGTCTGTGATGTTCCAAACGAATCCCACATCAGGGCGATGTATGTTGCTATATTGTGCCATATTTTACTTTGTTTCTATTTCTGGTGCAAAGATACTGTCTTTCTATGCAAGTTATCTTCACAGTTAATTAAAAATTTAAAAAATTCGATTTTTTATCTCCATAACACCTAACGGGACTTGAAGCAATCTCCTGATATATACTCAAAAGATACTTTGACATTTCTTCATTTTGCTTTTTTCCATGAGACTTTATTTCTGTAGTAACGTCACTTTTTAACCCGTTCGATTTAAGATGGAAACAGCTACCGTGTTTTATACGGTAGTAGTTTGTTATTAAACTTCTATCATGGCTTTTGTACGTAGTAACAATCGTAACAGAAGATTTTGTACTACCAGAAGCCTTTTTAACAATCTCCTTTATTTTTCTCTGTTCTTCTTCCAAATTCAGATTTTTATCAATTTCTCCTTCTTTTGTTATAATAATGACATTAACAGGAGAATCTTTGGGAATGTTAGACAAAAAACGAATCAAGTCATTGTCGTTTTTTTTATATGCCTCCTGAGATTTGAAATAATGATTGTCACTGATGATTATATCAGTTAAAGGCAATTTAGGTAGGTAATCCCCCCATGATGTAATCTTAACTGCTGGAATCTCTGTATTATCCATTATGAGACCAGTTAAGACTTTTAATTCCTCCCCTTTTTTGCCTATTAAAATACATGACTTTGAACTAATAACATCACAGATGTGTTCATCATCAAGGAGATATACTGAAGTTAGCAAATCACTTGTGCCATTGTTGTAGAAATTTGATTTCACGGGTCTGGGTGGAAATTTATCCCCGTCATCATTTGAGAAATATAGTGCATTCCCTCCAACTCCTTGACCATATTTAGAGAACCATGCCATTAGATGTTCTTCCGTCTTTACGTCATTCTTTGGAAAGTTATACTTGACATCAAAGTGCCGACGAATGAGATCAGCACAATCCATGAACTCTGGTGAATTCTTTGAATTAACCAAAGATATCAAATTACTTTTATCTATATACAATTTCATAGAATGTCAAACAAGAGATTATTGGCCTCGTCAAAGAAACCTGAGCCAAATTCATTAGAGAACTTTCCATCTGTTCGATATTTCATTTCATATGGAACAGAATCGTCACTAGGAAGGTAATAGACCTTGAAGAGATTGCTGCTTCTCAAATCTTCATCATCTTCAAACTTTTCTTCTGCAACTATTACTTGCGACTTTCTTATTAGGTACTCAGAGTGAGTTTCTATTAACATTCTGATGTCCTTCCATTTTGCAAGATAATGGAAGAGTTCAGCAAGATAGCTTTGCATTTTAGGATGCAAGTTTTGTTCAGGCTCCTCAATGACAATTATTGAAGTTATCCAATCAAATTGACCATTTTTGTCTTTTTGTTTGTTCTTATAAAGTATAGATGCAATTCTAAGAAGGAGAATCATCATCTGTATAGAGCCCATACCTTTGTCTGCAAGAGGAACGACACTACCACTTTCCTCTGTAATAGACACAGTATATGCTTCTCCTGGTACTAAGGCGTCTATTTTGAAATCAATTCCGATCTCAAATTTCTGCATCCACTCACGAACGAACTCATACTCGACGTCACCTGGAGCTATTCTTTCTCGCCAAAAACCATGGACAGTTTGAGCGATATAATCGTTTAAATCGCTGGTATTATAAATTGAGTTTTGGTTTGCAGCATGAGCAGAAATATACTCAACGCTTAGTGTATTAAGTAAGTTGCTTAATTTTCTCTTAGACTGATTCAGTACATCTATATCTTGTCTAATGGCTTTACGGTATCCTTCCATAAGAGAGAATTCTTCCATTTCGATTGCATAATCGCTGGGATTACCATTGTCCTTGGGGGCAATACCCTTAGAAGTCGCAAAATTTATAATGTTTGATATGACATTGAGTACGACCGGCTCATTTACTTCATTATATGAAATTGACAACGGCAGTTCGTCATAAATTGCCTTATATGGATTGCGGCCCTTCAAAAGATGATTAAATAGTTCAGTTTCTAACTCCTTTTCAGTAAATTCGTATTCCTTATCTTCATCCAGATTTAGCATAGAGCTTATTTGGATTTTGATTTTGTCCAATTTTGAAGTGACTTCAGTAATAGTTTCCAAGTCACCTTCATCATTCGCTTTCTGAAGACGAGTCTGGGCATCTTTAAAATCATTTACAAGTTTTTTTGTAAGAGAAAGCTCTTCGTCAGCATCTGCATTCAAAATCTCATAGCTCATATAGTTGCCACTATAATCATTTGTATATCGAACATGAGATTCTAAATCTTCAATCAAAATTCTGTCAACATCTCCATATGTTGATCGCTCGTCTCTATTGCCTGACACGACAAATGTAAACTTGAAAGGACTTAAGATGAACTCAAACTTCATCGAGGACGGAAGAGACATCTTCGCAGTTTTAGCCACAGACAACGAATCATTGTCCATTACAGGCTTATTATGTATCGCACGGGCAAACTCTTTAATTTTTACGTCATGCAATTCGCTTGCGTCAAAACGAAATAAAGGCTTCGAGAAAGAAAGAATAGAATTCCCCTCTGTCCGTCTTCTATCACTCATACGCATCAGACGGAGATTATCAACGCAAAGGAGTAAAGCCTTTACTATTGTTGACTTTCCAGAATTGTTTCCACCTACTAAAACCGTTATATCTCGAAGCTCTATGCTTGGAAAGTTAGCGAAACGACGGAAATTTGTAAAACCTATAGTTGGAATATAATTCATATTTCTATTGTTATATTTGTTTTCGACTGCAAAATTACTCTTAAAGAATGCAGGTTTTCTTCATTGTTTAGAAAAACTTACTATTTACTGACTTATTTACTTTAATTTTGATACTGGATCCTTTAAGGAACTAATAAATCGTTTAGTCATTTCTAAATCAGCTGATATGATTGATGGCCACTCTTCTTCCGGATTATTATATCCTCCTGGGAATTCGGTACGAATAGATGTCGTACGATAACCTTCCAGCTCTTCCCAATTAAGACCAGGACCATATGCAGCTTCAATTTGATCCTTGTCTTTCATAAGTTTGTGAAGGATTTCGAGGTTTTCTTCTTCTGCACCTTTACCTTTATCAATACGAAGCTCGCATCTTACGAAATCCTTTGTTACCCACAAGGTCCATTGAATTCCGCCGATTCCAGTGCCACTTGATATAAAACTATCTTTTGTGGCAGATGAATTCTTGAATGCAGACAAAGATTTATCTGCTTTGAATACCTTCAGAAGCTCAGACCAGAACTTAAAGCGCATTTCGTGGCGACGCGACTCTTGTCTTTTAAGCTCACCTTTTTCACGAGTTTCTTTTGATGGTGCCGATTTTATTGTAAATAATGGGCCTAACGGTGAGTCGCCAATTTTAATGAGCTGTAATTCCAAAAGGTAGAAATCACATCCGTTGTCAGTTTCATTAAGCCAATTGACTGCATCCACGTGTTCTTGTTTAGCATGTTCAACTATCCATATAGCCACTTTTGCATCAAAAGCAGTTCGGTAAGTGATTATTTTACCTAGATGATCGTGGTTAGAGTCGCCAAATTGGTTTTCAATTACAACGCCAGAACCATCTTCTAACTCAGCTTGAATATCAACACGGAAATTCTCCGAAGTTTGTTCAGTCGAAGGATTTATCAGCTTTAAATGAATAGCTTCCGAAACATATTCTAAATTTTCAGCAAGCCATGGAGTAAAATCACTTGATTCACTTTTGAAATGACTCCGTAGACGTATAGACTCTATTTTACTGATGTTGCTCATATTCTTTAATTTTTCTGCAAAAGTAATTATTTGCTTTGCAGGTTTTCTGCATCGCTCATATATTTTTGATTCATTAATAGGATCTTGTTTTTTATTTGCTCCCTGAATCTTACGGGAGATAATACTTCTATATCATTTCCATATGAAAGAAGTAAAGCCTCAAGCTCCTTATTAATCTTCACATTAATACTGATAATTGCAAATTCAGCATTATCTTCAATGATACGCTGTGAAAGATGCAATGGCTTAGTTCGAATATATTCAAACCTAGGCTTGGAAATTCTAAGCATGATATCCTCAGATTCCTCTTCAGGAACCGTAACACCAATAACATCGTCAAAATAATCATCAAATTCTACCTCTGCCTCTTTGTAATTAATAGCAACTTCTTCAAAGTCGTCAATTCTGTCTAAGGCATAATGAGCGAATGAATTATATCCCTTAGCCTGCGCTATAAGATACCAGCGGTCGTTATATTCCTTAAGATGATATGGATATATCGTGGTAGTTATTTGAGATTTACCATATGGAGTGTAACGTAATTTAAGGACACGCCTATTAAGTATGGCCTGTAGTAGCTTATTAAAATGAGTAAGGCCTTTCAAATCTAGATTGGTTTGGAAGGAAACAACTGGCGAAGATTCTCCATCAAATAAGCCTCCTTCAATTTGCATTAGTATAGTACTGGCCCAATCGTAAATTGGCTCACCTCCAAATTGCTTCAATACGTAGATGGCACCTTCAATCTTGTTTCTTTCTTCGTCATTCATACGATAAATCGGCAATGTATAGTTTGTGTCAACGTATCGGTATAATCGTTTTCGACCTTGGCGAAGATTTTCATCAAGAACAATGTGATAGTCAACCTCTAACTGATTAATATCATTTTGTACAGTACGCTTTGATACATCAGGCTTATCTGCTCTGCGCAATGCATTATTACACTCATCAACAAGGTCGTCGATAGTGTATTCTCGATATCTGTTTCTGAAACATTTATTCAGGACTTGATATCTTAGCAGTACTTGTTTATCTACGGGCATACTTCTTTATTTACTATTTGGGTACAAAGATAGTGGAATTAATCGGAAATACCAAGAATTATTATGAAAAGTTGATTTTGGAAAATGAATAAAACCCTCGCTACTCTCACGAGCGGCGAGGATTAAGGTAATTATATGAAAGTGGCATTGGTTAAATGCCACAAGTGAATTTGTATTATTTAGATATTTGGGAATAGCTCTTGGCGGGCGGTGGAGTCATAGAGGTCGTTGTCTTCTAAAGCTTCGATAGGGTTTAAACCGAAACGGCGGGCCATTTTGTAGGCTTTTGTTAAGCCGTGACGGGCGGCGATGTTTGCGGCAACCTTGTCCAAACGGCGGTACTCTTTGCTGAAAAGAGTCCAATAAAGGTCGATAGTTCGATTAAATATACGTCTCATAATCCTTGACTAAAAGTAAATCGTGGTGTCACCTTCCCAGCGATAGTCTATGGTGACGCAGACGTTGATCCCGAAAGAAAGAAGTTCGATGCCGAATTCTTTGTAGGCATCGTGAAGGTTCTTGACAGTTGGACTGTATAGCTGGTCTGATGTAGATTCAGGGCTTTTCTTTAAATAGTCCTGGAACTTGTCACAGAAGCGGTTGATACTGTCAACGTCGGTATTAATAAGACCTTGGCTCTCATGATAGTATTGTGGCATGAGGCTGACCTGCTCTTCCTGTCCGCAGCTGACAAAGCTTAGAAACAGAATGCCGAATATCATGGCAACAAATGGGCGACCGCAAGATGTGTTGACCTTGTGGAACATGCTACTGTGATTTATCAGTGCAGAAAAATGGTTTACCATACCAGACTTATTCATTTATGTTTGACTGTAATTTCTGCTGCAAAGATAATGAAAAAAATGAATGAACCAAAGAATAAAAAGAAAATTCCCCGTTTTTTTTCATAACGGGGAATAGGATACTATTGTTTTCTCGAGAAATGCTTCGTGTAGAAGTCTTGGAGAGGAAAGTCTTTGTTTGGAATATAGGGCATGTCCCTGACTGCATACATTCGGGTGATATTTGAAAATGGAATTTTTGCTGGGGTGTTTTCGTCAGAGTTATGGCCGAGAAGAAAATATTTTGCTTCGTCATTTAAGATGTAGTAGGGGTGTATGATAGATTCTCTCTGGGGCATGTCGTTCTCCGGGAAGTAAGTGATACAGGCGGGAGTCTTCTCACGGATGTAGCGGTAGATGGTCCTAAATCTGTTGCAATCTGACTTCGAAGGAAGATTGTTGTAGAGTACTATCGGGTCGCTTGCAGGGTCAAGCTCCAGCATATGTGATAGTCGCCTGGAAAGATGCTTAAAAGTCATTGTTCCCTGAAGAGGGTCGCAGAAACGAATAGCCATTAATGCTGCATGAAGATGCTGAATTTCTTCGAATGTCAATACATTATTGTATAGGGTCGCATCAGGATCCTTAAAACGATAGTAGTCGCAACGTCCTCGACGCTCTTTAACGAGGTCTTGTTTGTAGAGATATTTAAAGTTCTCAATGTCGTTGCGGATAGTATTGACAGTAACTTCTCTGAATCCTTCGAATCTAAGAGCGTTGTTTACTTCGTCAAGTAGCTCATAAAGAGAGTGTCCACAGTCCTCGTGGAGTAGGCGGCTAATGATGATCTCACGAGCCACCGAGTGTTTAGTATTTGCCATTTTTATTAGAGTTTGCTAGTACGGTGTTCTTAAAAATCGGATGCAAATATACAAAATAAAAATGCAAATTGATTAATTGATTGATTGAAAAACGGGAAAAAAGGCAAAAATTGCGTTTTTTCTAACGTTTCTCACAATTTGGCTGAGATTAATTTGGGATTAACTAAATTCAGAGATGTCAATATCGGGGACATTAGATTCAGAGTCTTGGCCTTCGTCAGAGGGAAACTGACGATAATGATTATATGATTTCATAAGAATATCATTAAAATGAGGCTTCAGATCCAATTGATAATTTAACTCTTTTTCTAATACCTGCAGAATATGGCCAGAAGCCATAGCGATTGAACCTATCAGGAATGATGGATTCTCGAATTCTGGACCTCTTTTGCGGAATACGTCAAGAAAGGCTTCTTCCATGTCGTAGGCCAGCTCTCCAATATGTTCATCCCAGAACTTCTGGAGATTTTTTTCAGTAGGCTTTTTCTTCATATTGTCGATTTTTGTGTGCAAAGGTACAGAAAAAATCGTTTATAGAGCAATTTTTGGCATTTTTTTATAAAACTCCACCGAGGGCGATGGGGTAGACGTCGTGCTGCGGGAATTTCTCACAGCCGATGTAGAGTGTATCGAAGGCGTCGGTGCCGTCGGTACGATGCTCCAGCAAGTCCTCTTCAGACTCAGGCTGCTTCTCCATAGACTTGTTCTTATGGAAGCCGAGGCGTCCGCGTTCGACACCGGCAGACTGGATGGCGAGGATAAGGTCATCATTGTTCTGGCGGTTGAAGAACGGCATGAGGCGCTGCTTGCCAGCAAAGCCCTGGTTGATGAGAAGATATTTCTCATCGTGGCGCATAGGGTTGCCCAGGTACACATCCTGTACTTGCCACCCGTGGCGCTCAAACTCATGGACGACGACATAGCGGAAGTCCTGGTCGTTCACGGCATAGTTCGAGCCAAGCGCTGTGGCGTCGTAATAGAAGATGACCGTCTTGTTCTGATGATAAGCGTAGTACGCGCAGAAATCATCGACCAAAGCGGGAATCTTGCGCTCGAACTTGACGTAGAAGGACTTTAGGATGTTCAGGCGGTTGCCCGAAGGCTGGCCTGCTACAATCCAGTTGATATTAGCATTGTAATCCATGCCAATACAAATCGGGGCCAGAGGGTTAACGTCTTCATCGGCACGGCTGTCAAGCTGAGAGCCGAGGGTGCTGAATTGTGAAGCAGCCTTGATGTCGTAGTTCTGTTGGCTTGTCTCTTTCAGGATCTTGTCGTAACCGAGTTCGTCGAGGTATGCAAAGTTAGAGGCGTCATACTTGTGATGCTCCTGCATCGACGAGTAGAAACCGTCGTGTGTGATGCCGATACGCTGGCAAAGAATGGAGGTCTGAAAGGTCTTGGGTGTCAAGTCACGCTTCATCTGACGCAGATACTCTTCGCCCAGGAGCTGCAGATTCTCAATGGTGCTGTACTCCTTGTAGTACACCGCCACAGAGCGGAACTTGTTCAGCGACTGGTCGAGCCATTTCAAGTAGCCCTTCAGGTACTGAGGGATTGGCTGATGCTGCTCTTTCAGACGAGCAATCCGCTCCTTTGTCTCCCAAATCTTGTAGATGGTACCCTGAATCGTCTCGATAAGCTGGGGATCCATCTTCTCCCGATAATGCAGGAACCAGGAACCTTTCTGGGTCTGTGGCATATCGGAGAGGACCATCATGGCATGGTTGAAAGAATGATGGCCGAAATATGAGCGAATTCCGCCGTTTGCAGGGAGTGTTTCGTCTTTTAGCTTGTTGTAGTCAATGAACTTGGCCTCGTCAATGAGCAACCAAGAAAGCGTCAGAGAGTTCGAAGAACCAGGTCGATCCTGAGAAATTATGACCGCGATAGAGCCGTTGTAGAAGGTGATGACGTGCTCATAGTCAGCCGGCTCGGTAATAGGCTTGGCAAAAGACTTCGGGGGCTTGCGACCAACGACGTAGTGGATACCGTTGAGATACCCCCAGCGCTTCCATGCTGCGAGCAAGCCGGGGATGGTGTTTGTCAGGCCGTGTTTGAATGTCGGAACCACAATTCCCCCAGTGGAACCGGGCATTCGCTGCATATTACGCAGAACGAATGGCGAGGCGATAGAGTCTGTTTTACCAGTACGACGACCAGCAACAATGACAGTTGTCTTGGCACCGATGTACTGTGCCATCAGCTGTGGCTTGTTGAAGTATACACGCTTCTCGTGTTTACGGGCTTCGATGTCCCATTGCTTTAGGAGTTCGGGGCTAGTATGGGGTGATTGTGTGGACATAAAAATACCTTTGCTTTTTGGGCAAAGGTATGTTTTACTGACAAGACGAAGAAAGACATGGAATATTGTTCAAATCGATACTTGGTAACAACCGCCAATTATCTACATCGTCACTCTTTTATTATGCCTTGTTAAATCTTAATTTTGTTAGGAGGATATGCTACGTTGTTCTTGAAAAGGAGCTCTTGTAGCACATTGATATAATCATTCTGCTTTTCAATAATACTCTTAAAATCAGATAATTTATTTTCTGAGAGAAGTGAAGAAACCATACGAGACTCAAGAATCGCTGATTGGCTCTTAGACTGTTTACAACGCTTAAGGTCTTGTTCTAATTGCATGATTCTTACTCTCGCCTCTTTCAGTTTTCTCTTCGTTTCTGACGCATTCTCTTGAACTTTCTTGGCTTCAATGTAAAACCTCGCCCATTTATCTTGGTCTTTTCTATAAGCCTTGAGAATGTACTTCATCCTTACCTCGAAAGGAATCTCGTCATCATCCAGTATATATTTGCGACCGATAAACTCGTAGTCGCTCTCTTCTTCGTCTATTCGAGAATTTAATTCTTTCATTGATAAATAACTTGTTAGAACCTTGGTTTATATTAAACGAGTGCAAAGGTATATAAATCCATTTAATTAGCCAAAGGTTTATATGGAAAATGCAGAAAAAAAGGGGAAGAGCGCCGATGTACTGTGCCATCAGCTGGGGCTTGTTGAAGTACACGCGCTTTTCGTGCTTACGGGCTTCATTGTCTCATTGCTTCAGGAGTTCTGGGTTTGTATGGGGGGATTGTGTGGACATAATAATACCTTTGCTTTTGAGGCAAAGGTAAGTATTACGTATCGGTAGTAGAAAGATACTTACGCTATATCATTGGTGGCGGAAGTGGACCGCGCCAATTGTGATTCTGAAACCACCAGTTCTTTTTCTTGCGCTTTCGCGGCTTCTTTTCCTCAGGCTCGGCTCTAATTATTGCAAGCACTATACCTATAAAGAATACTATTCCAAATATGTAAATCATTTCTTTCTTTTACTAAAATGTACAGGATCTCCTGTTTCACCCAGTCTTTCAAAGAAATTCTTTTTCTTTGGCTTCCAAGGTTTTTTAGGATTCTCATTGCGATCAATCAAACCTATAAATAGTCCGATAATGCAAGCTCCAAGTATAATTAATAACCCTTTCATCACTTACTTCTTCCTTCCTGTATTAGTTACATAAAATCAGGGAAAGTACAGCCATATTCCTCTGATTTGTTGTTTTCTCTGTTCTTATTACTTGCGGCTGTTAATTTCTTTAAGAACCATGGACCTAATAAAGGCGTGAGTACTACAGAGAAAGCATAATATAGAATCTTATCCCAAGTAGTAGCTTCCTCTGGAAGATATTTCTTCCGAATGAGATAAGCTATAAGTAGGAAAGTCAATATAATCATATTATGCTCCTTTCTTTTTTGGGCAAATATAGGGAATTATTTTGAGAAATGCAAGAGAGAAAGGAATTTTTTGCTATTCTTGGGGCTTTTCGTCGAAAATCTCTTCAAAATTCATGTCGGCTTCCTCGTACTCGATATTCAGCGTATCAGGGTTAGAAGCGCCCAGCTCCTTGGTGAGCTTCTTGATACGCTCGTCGATGTTAGGTACGGGATTGATACCAACCACACGTGGGTCGGTGGTGGGGAAGAAGGGCTGCACTACTATCATGTGATAAGGTACTGCAGTCTCGTCTTCGACATCGATGCGGTTGTACTTAGCATACGAGGTGGCCGCTTTCTCCATTGTCTTAGTATCCTTGCGCTTTTTCGCCATCTGATATGTTTCCAGTATCATCTCGTTATAGCGCCAACGGTGATAGTCGCGTGAGGCCTCTGACAGATTAGGAAGAAGGGACTTCACGATTTTTAGGTCAGCGTAGGCAGTGACCTTGGAGATGCCATAACGCTGCATGATTTCATCCACGAACTGGCGGTCCTTAGCGTCGCAGTTCGAGATGCACCAAGTGACCATATCACGCAGGCGGATAATGTGGTCAACCTGTGTGATAGCATACTTGGCCTCTAAGTCTTCACGCTGGGTGTAGAGGTCAGCTCGGGCGATATCTATGATACTGGGTAGTGGCATTACTCATCATCCTCCATATCCATGAGATTCTTCTGGGCATTCTCGAGGGCGAGGGGAGAACCTACGTAAGCTAATTGCATTTCCTGATGCAGCAGCTTTACCTTAGAAGCGGCTTTGCCCTTGTGGTAACGCTTGCTGACTTCAGTAGAACGATCGGCAATATCCTCGCGGAGCTGCTCGGCGGGGATGTCGAAAAGTACGGCTATATCTGAAATCTTTAGATAGATAGAGGCGTATTGCTCAACTTGATTGAGCATTTCTTCGGTGTATTCTACTGTAGTCATGATGGCTTATTGGTCTTGGATTCGTTGAATGAATAGGTCGTAAAGCGGAACGCTGTGATTATTGATTAAATCAGTAACCTCTGCGTGGAGCGTGGCGAAAATCGCCTTATCAGTAGAGATGAAAGCAGACTCGTGGCGATTTCCTCGGGTCAGATTCTGTGAGGTAATGACTGAGACTGTAGCGCCAGACTCAGCCTGTACCAGCAGAATCTTCGAGTGATTGTCAGTGAGGAAGGTACGCTGAATTACCTGTGTCATGAATGACCAGAGCTTCAGTGTTTTGTTTGTGGCCTTATGGTCAAGAACCAGGTTGAACTCGCTGACGCGCCCTGATTTTTCTATGAAAAACAGTCGGCGCAGGAACTCCTCGGAAATAGAGAATGAAGTCTGCCACACCTTGGCTGTGCCTACCTGCTCCAGAATCCATTCAAGTAGGTCTGCTACCTGAACGGCATTGGAGAGATAGGCTTGTGAAGGGCACTCAGAGAGTGGTTTCACAACGTCAGCCATGGATGCGGTACGCTTCATGCTTTCTTAGAGGTCTTCTTTGTGGTACGCTTAGTAGCAGCCTTCTTCTTAGGCTTTGCCTCTGAAGGAGTGGACTCCTTGTCTGGCTCCTCGGAAGTAAGGTCAGATACGGGAGAATCTGCCTTTTCGGATGCTGGAGCTGCGACTGTTACTGGAGTACCGGAAATGAAGTGGTCGTAGATGTCCCAGTTCTGAACGCGCTTCTTATCGAGAGCGATGATTTCCTTGAGGAACGGGTAACGCTCGCTGTCAGGACAGGTGGCGTTATCGAGGCTGAGTGTGCGCAGCTTCAGATGCAGCTCGCGCATACGATGAATAATGTCCAGATTCTCTACGTAGAGTGCCTGAATCTCTTCAGGCAAAGTGTCATGGTCAGCTCTTTTTCCTGCCTTGAATTCTGCAAATTCTTCAGATTTATTGGAGCCTTCTGAACTGGAATTGTAGGCAGGCTTAATGACCTTATTTACGATTTCGTCGACTTCAGATTGCATTTCATTCACCTGATCCTTGGTGAGTTTCTGAAGGCGAAAATCCAGGTATTTCTGTAGCTGACCTTTGATGAATTCTGCCTTTCCTTTTGGATTAATAGATATGTTATGGTACATGATTCGATTACCCGAAAGCTGGAGTAAAAGGAGTGCTCCTTCTGCCCAGTCCTTTTGATGGTCAGGTGTATTCATCCATGTCTGAAGGGTGGCTGTAAAATTGGGGTCTTGTTTCATATAGTTGGCTTATAATTTACTTTATAGTTTATTGTTTATACCGCTGAAAAACAGCAAGTTCTTATTGAATGGCTCAAGTGCTTTTTTCATTGCTTGAAGTGTCTGCCCTGTTGTAACGAAGTCGTCAAAACAGATTATATTCTGCTCGTCAGGAACGATGTTCACGTCGAAGATGGCGCCCACTCGCTGCTTTGTCCTGCAGGAACAAACATCCTCGTAGAACGGGATGGAGAGGCGGGCGGCAATGGCCTCGGAGATACGTGTAGCAAAATTCTTCACGAGGTGGCGACGTTTGGGTGTGGTGATGATACACCAGCTACCTTTTGAAAGATCCGGACCGATGACGTCATTGATGTATGCTACCATGGTGGTGGCAAAGAAAAGCACCATTGTGTCATCTGCCTTAATTTCTGTGAGCGTACGACCATATACAGACTTCTGCCAATATGAGAGAAAGAAGAGTCCAGAGCGCCGTGTCAGGCGAGGGCGCGGTGTGAAGTCGCAACGCGCTTCCACCGTCTTATCCCATCCTTTGCGCTTCTGCTCAGCAAAGATATCTTGCTCGCGCTTGGCCTGAATATCTTTCAATGCGAGCTGCGCACTCCCGATATCAGGGACTTCTATCTCTGATAGCAGGTCGCCCATATCTATTGGAGTGCGCATACTCTAATGACTATTTAATACTACTTCTTTGATTAGTCTTCGGTTGACCCAGATACTACATTGATGGTGAACCATTTCTTAGAACCGGCATAAACATCAATGGTATTAGGTGCTTGAATTATGTTATAGTCGTTGTTTCCCCATGTGGCTTCTGTACCGTCGGCATTCATCGGGATACCAGCATCGTCGTCTTCTCCTCTTACCCAGAGTGCAACGCGGCTCATGTTGACACCGGTAACTTTGAGAGAAGAGAATGTGTTGTAGACTGTAATTGTACCTAAAGAAGGGTCAATCTTGTCGCCATTGACGTATGCTTCATTGTATTGAGCATTGCCAATTACAACGGTGCTTGTGCCGCTGGTGTTCCCTCCAGAAGTGTTCCCTCCAGAAGTGTTCCCTCCAGAAGTGTTCCCTCCAGAAGTGTTCCCTCCAGAAGTGTTTCCTCCAGAAGTGTTTCCTCCAGAAGTGTTTCCTCCAGTGTTACCACCAGAGCTACTTGAAGAAGTCAAGTTGATTGTGAACCAGAGTACGTCTGTTCTGTTGTTGCCTGTGCCTTCCTCACGGTAAATCTTAACCGTCTTAGGAGCGGTGATTACATCATTGCAAGTAGCTGATGTGCCTGCAGTATTAATTTCAATCTCGGTCTCCATCTCATTACCTGCCTTGTATGAGAGGTATGACATGTTTGTACCAGTGAACTTCATTGAAGTCAGATTCCCTGTAATACTGATTGTACTGCCTTTAGTGATGGAGCGTGACTGGCCGTTGATTACGACGGTACCGTCATAGATTGGTTCTGAAGAATTGTTGCCGCTACCACTATTCCCACTGTTGTTGCCACTGCCAGAGCTATTATCTCCACCAGTGGCTGGATTAGGGTTTGGATTAGGTGTAAATGTACCGTCGTCGGTGACAATCTTTCCTGTATAGAAAGGAGCAGGGCACTCGTCAGTGGCTTCTACGTTGATGGTAGTAGAGGTGGAACCTGTAGCACCCTGTCCGAGATCCTGGGCAACAGTCGTCTTTGTTGGCCATTTGTCCGAACCAACAACACGGACTGCACCACGCATATCCTCAACAAGGAACACGTTGTCATTGTTGTTCAGATATGCTGCAGCTGCTGATGCTTCTGCTTCAACACCAGGATGAACTGCTACCAGTTTGTTCAACTGTGTCTGTGATGGGTATTCGCCCTGAGCCTCAGATGTCAGCTGTGACTTGTCAGAGATGATGTCGATGAACTTCCAGCTGGTATCAGCTCTTAGAACGAAGTCGCCTGTATATGCAGCAGAGATGAGACGTCCGTTAGCATCATGCTGGAGAACTGGCCACTGTAGGATATCGTATTTTGAGATATAGTAAATTCGGCGCTTAACGCCGGGCAGCTCGGGGCGCCCTTGGCACCATGCGAGCGATCTTTGTACTGATGAACAGTCAGGCATAAATATTAATTGTTTAAAGGGTTAATGAATCTTGTAAAATGGGAGCCAGAGCCTTCACAGGTGCTGGCATCCCTGAGAAATTGGAAGAATTAATAAGAAATCGTCTATGGAGTTTTGAATTTGGTTAGTCGCTATTTCCTGAGTCGTCAGAACTATTGTTGCTTGATGGCTTAGAGCCTAACTCAACTACTTTCAAGCGACGCTTGTCGATAGACTCGAACTGACAGCCGAAGAACATGGTGGCGATATACGAGAGGATGAATGGCTCGTACTCCTTGACCATGACATTCTCTGTATCACCCATCTGGTCGTAACCAACAAGCATGTTAATCTTGGGGCTTACGTGGATAAACTTAGAGTCAGCCTTATTTGCCAGCGGGCAGAGGATCAACTTGCCGTTAGAGCCTTCAACGGCGGTCTGATTATACTGATTGTTATAGTTGATACCTGCATGTGTCAGAAGGTAGCCCTCGTTGTACTTGTCAGCGAAGTCCTGCGAACAGTACATATAACATGTCTGTGCGCGAAGGTGAGGATCCAGGGAGAAGAGAACCGCCTTGGCGATATCCACGGCATTAGCGGTGGTAACCTCGTCGGTGAACTTCATATAGTTGCCTTCTTCCTTGGCAATCTTTCCGTCCTCGATTTCCTGGTCGGTGATGGTATCAAAACCATCGAAGAGATCGAGAGTGGTATCACCTGAGGCATTGCGTTTACCTGCCCAGATAGCGTTGTTCAGATTCTCGGACAGCGACTTGGCGATCAATGCCAGCACATGCTTGGCTGTAGGAGCCTGCATCTGTCCGTCGCCCTTTGTGTCGCCGATGGCTCCAAGAAGGGTGGAGATGGCGCTGTTCGGTTCGAACTGGGCAACTACAGAACCGAAGAATGTCTCTAAGGTTCGGAAATCCATGTCCAGATTGAAGTTCGAACGGCGTGCGGGCTTGTACGGGGCGAACTGTGCGTTGCCGTTGAGTGCTGCCACGCTTTCCTTGTATCGGATGCCAGGACGACCGGTCATGAATTTGAGTGTGTCCTGAATGCCGATAATGGGCAGCATAAGGAGATCTTTGCGGTACTTACGGGCCGCATCCTGATACTCCTCAAGAGTGAATGAAAGTTTTCCTGCCATAAATAATGATAAGGTTTGATGGTTGATGTTTAGATTTTAAGAAAATGGTTAAGGAAGCTCGTCAAACAAAGCCTGCGCATTAGCTCGTGACTCGAAGTACTGCTCAGCATCAGACTTCTCCGCAGGCTGCTGGTTGTGTTTGTCGTTGACAACCTGTGCAGTCGTGTCAGCAGGCTTCTTTTTGAGTTCGCTGACTTCGGCCTGCAGCTGTGTGTTTACATCTGAGAGGGCCTGCTTCTCAGATGTTAGTGTCTGAATCTGTTCTTTCAAGTCGCTGATGGTCTGTTTGTCCGCGCTGATGGCTGATTCAATAGTGTCCAACTGGGCATCGGAAAGTGTGATCTTGCCATCCATACTCATGAAGTGTTCACAAGAGAGAATGGCACAGATGGATTTGAAGATTTTTTTCATTGGGTTTATGGATTGAGAATTAAAAAGTTCGGATTTCTTGGAATGTGTGAAATACTGGGTAAGTGCGCTCATGAACTTTGTGAATGTAGACTGCTCCAGTGAGGTCAGGTGCATTCTAGGCATGTCAGGAACCGGAATTCCTGCTGCAGACATGGCACTGGCCATTGTGTCGGTGAGTACGGGAGGCTCTTCTTCCTCGTAGTCAGTCAGTTCGTCCACAAAACCCCACGCGAGGGCCTCCTGGGCTGTGAGCCATCCTCCGACCTTCATCAGTTCGAGAAGATCTTTCTTCTCTTTCTTACATCGGGTGGCATACATCTGGGCGATGTTGGCATCCAGTTTATCGAGGTCGGCTTTCTGGTGCTCGATATTGTCGATGAGCGCCTGTAGGCCGTCAGAGTTGAGCTGTCCCCATTCGAAGAAGCCTACGCTACATTTATGAACAAGGTACATGGCTGACGAGTCCATGGTGATGTGCTTGGCTCCGAGAGATGCGATTGTGGCTGCACTTGCATTCATACCCACGAAATGCACATTGACATTTCCATGGCGCTTAAATGCCGAGAAGATGGATAGGGCGGTGTTTGACCTGCCTCCCAGCGAGTCAATCAGGACATAAACCTCTTCCCCTTTATTCTTGGAGAGAATGTAGTCCACATAGTCCGCATCGAAGTCATAACCTCCGACGAAGCCTTTCAGGTGAAGGTGATAGTTAGTTTCTGTGTTGGTTGTTGCCATAATAATTTTGAATTATGGCACAAAGATATATACAGATAAATTCCGTGAAAAAGACGAAAGAAACTACACTGTGTATGGAATCAGCGCCTTACGAGCGGTGAATGAAACTTCATATTTTACAGATGCAGCTTCACCATCAGGCTTCGAAGTGCTTGAAGAGCACTTTATTGTAGGGTAAAGCCTTTCGTGCGTACCTATAATATAGTGCTTGTTGTTAACTGTCGATATCAGGAATGCCAGTGGTGTACTGGTAGGTAGCGTGTCAAGTGTGGTAAAGATGAGCTTTACCTTCTCTGTGGGTGTATTATTGTCTGGGGACTCTTCAAGTTCGCATACAGGTATGGACTTAATGGATATTGGAGTTGCCGAGCCGCTAATGGTGACTGGGTAGTCTGCCAGGACCTGGTATATCAAGTCCGCAGGCAGATTGCTACAGGGCATATAACTTATGGCAATGATGCCAGGCAATGAAATACAATTCATAATTCAAACAGTTCAAACAAATCAAACAATTCCAACAAAAACGGAAAAAGCCGAAAATCTATTTGAAGTCGGAATGATTTTTGAAGTTTTTTCTCTTTTGTATGGTTCTGAAACAGTTTTTCTTTCTCTGATAGATCTTTTTAATAGAATCGGACGTGGTACCATCTTCCTTGATACCTCGAAGTTCCATGAACTGATAAATCAGAGCATTAAGTTCGCTGCCACACCGGTCGATGTCGTGAAGATATTCCCAGAGGTCGACTTTAAAGTCATTCTTCAGCATCTGCAGCAGACAGTTCTTTCCTATGTCAGAGAGATAATTGTATGTACGAGGGTCATGGCTTTTGTAGTATGGTATGGCGATTGCAACTTCTCCTTCCTGTTGTGTAGGAGGAATTATACCATCAGGAAGCTTGACTGTGGATTTTTTCAGGAAGTCGCTTTCAGCTGAACCACGAACTAGTGAAATCGGTTCACATCCTCCATGACGATGGATAAGCCACTGTCGGAGATAGGTAGGCATTTTTAAGTAAATACAGAACTGACTCATTATAGTAATACTTATTGATTTTGATGCAAAGATACTAAAAATCAGCGATATAACCAAAAGACAACAAATCAAACTTTCACAACAAAATATAAAAAAGCCGAAACCTTAATTGAAGTCGGAAAGATTTTTTGTAAAAAGATGATGCAGTACCATTTTTTATTTATATCTTTGCAGCCAGAGATCTTTGATTTTTAAAGCCTAACCTCCACGGGCTATCAGTGTGGAGGAATTACACATACGCTAACATATTCATATAGAGATGAAAAAGTTGAGTAAGAAGTGGCTGATTCTGGAACATTACGTCCGGACAGCAGAGATTGAAATGAACGGTGTAACCGTCCGAGTATGGAAACCAAGATTCATGGGAAAATTGCCAGCTATAGGCATGCGTGACATTATGGTGCAGGCATACAAAACCTATGACATCTATGCACATAACAAGGTAATATGGGACACCCGTCATCCAGATTATGGATTTTGGGATGCGCAGATTACCATTTGTGCAGACCCACATCGCAAGTGCGTAGATGTATATATTTGTGCATTACTCATACGCCCTTTCTCAGAAGAGGCACGCCTGCACTACGCAGAAAGATGTGGACTGGAGCCTATGGACAGACTGGTGCTTATGTGGGATTCACGACAGTTTGATGCCGATGGTGGCTATTCAACTGACGGGAACGGAAGCTTTGAGGCTGCAAAGAGTTCATTTACCTATGAAGATATCTTCTGTGTCAGGGATTCAAATTCCGATATAGAGGACTCGAGCAAATCATAATTTGTCATTCAGACAAATTATAATAATGCCCCGACTTGCATTTCAAATAGTGCAAGACGGGGCTTTTTCGTAGAGCGAATACTATACGAAATAAATATAAACATCAATTTTATGGGTACTACATACTACAACGTACTGAAATCCCCTGTTTATCCGAGAACTGAGTGATTTTTGGTGTAGTAACCCAACATTTGTAGTAACTTGTAGTAACTCTTCTTTTTGCTACTTTTCGTTTCCTATACTTTGGGGAGGGTACTACAATGAAATTCCTCTATGTGAGATAATTGTGACACTTTTTCAAGTGTATGTAGTAACTGTAGTATGCTATTCACGAAGCAAATTCTTTTTTCTTGCGCCTTGTTTTTATCTCACAATCTTCATTTTTGAAGATTTCACGAAAGCGAGAACTTATTTATATATAAAAAGGGGCATGCGAAAAAAAAGTTTTTTTTAAAAAAAGAGTTGCAGGACTTCACAGCCCCGCAACTCGCAAAAATCTAAAATAACATATGATCAACTAACTTTGGTCGAACATAGGAATGATGTCGTAACCATACCTTGGGTCACCATTCTTGTTGCGGGAAGAGTGGGGGGTGAAGTTGAGGATAGACAGGGCCTGACCAACCGTCACTTCTGTCACTTGCTGAGTGACTGAAGAGAGCTTGCGACGTTCCTTCAGCTGCTCGACAATATCCTTTGCTGTCATAAACACTCCCTTTTCATTCTCCCTGGGCTTGCGATAGTGGAGTTTCAGCAGACGAAGGGCATTGGACTCGCATACATACTGGCGATTCTCGTTAACGAATTCGTCGTACTCTTCTTGCGACCAGGTCGGATTAAATCCACCATCGAGCAGCATAACAGCTTCTGCCCAAAGCTGGTCAACATCTAGAGAGGCGCGATAATCATCAAAACCGTCGACCTCTATCACAGCAAGTCGTCGCATCAGACCTTTGTCAGGGATCCTTATAAATCCCCCCATTCTATGATTCTTGTTTGAGGTAAAGCAGACGGAGGCAACACGAGGAGCTTTCTCAGAGTACCGAGAGCCTTGTCGCTTTACTTCGATAACACTGGATGACATTAACTGTTTAAAGTCTTCCTCATTACTCTTTTTGATGGCTGCAAACTCGTCGAAATTGAGGATAAATCGCTGTACGAACCCTAGTGGCATTTGGAATAGACGCTCGTCTTTCTGTGCAACCTGGTAGTATTCCCTTAGACAGGGTGGAACCAACATTTCAAAGAAGGTAGTCTTACCAATACCAGCCTTTTCTCCAACCAGTCCAAGAGCTACGTCATTCTGGCGTATGCCCAGGGCGCATGCTGCAGCAGCTATCAGCCATTTACGAAATATCCGGCTTGCCCTCTCAGGACTACCGACAACCACATGCAATGAAGAACTGAGTAGGTCTATCTGGGAGGGTCCAATGTATTTACCATGAAGAGAATCTAAATAGTCGCGTATGGGATTGAAAGATTCCATCTGATTGGGGCTTGAAAGAAGTAACTTCAGAACCTTCTGTGAAACAGGAAGTTCATCAGCATATGCATGAAGAAAAATGTCATCCTCTGTAATAGGATGCATATAATGGTATGAACACTCAGGAGTAGGACTGAGTGACACCTTAGTCCGGTCGAGAAGATTTACCCGGACTATATAGTTCATATTAAGCCATTCCTTGACCTCGTCAAGACGGTTATGAATACGGTCGGAAGAAGCTGTAGCTGTGAGCTGTTTGCGAATTTTCTTGGTCATATCGTATTATATTCACGTCGGCTTTCGCCAGTCATTTCTACTATGTTCATCATCTCACGTATACGGTCGCCTATATCCTGTCCATAACCTACAAGATTCCCTTTTTCATCACGCCATTTGGATAGTGAGGTAATCTTGAAATTTGAAGTAAAAAAAGTTCTGGCTCCCTTGTTGTAGCGTATTGCGATTAATTCTTTAATTGGGTGTATCGTGTTGCCAAATGCTTTCATCTCCATTGGTTCGCGACCAACTTCATCAATAAAGAGTGGACGGGAAGCGAAAGAATCGTATCCCTTTTCGGATATCTTATAGCACAACTCTGGAGCGGGTATCATTTCTACCGTGTTACCTGAGATAAAATGCAGAATCTCGCAGAATGAGCGCATCAGAATAGTCTTACCACATCCTACTTTTCCCCCTATATATATGCCTTTGTTAATGTCCCATTTGCAGTCCTTTGAGCCTGTAGCATAGAGCCACATCTGGTGAATAATCTCTTTATTATCGTCGTCCACGATAAAGCTTCTGAATATACCGCGTTCGGCCATGAATGTTTCTGCATTAGCCTTCAGAAGCTGCCAGAAGTTCTTTTTGCTCAGAGAAGCACAGTGCCATATATTCAGATTTCTTGAGTACTCATAATAATCCTTGTTCTTTTTCTCAATGGCATCGTTAACCAACTTATCCATCCTTTTCTGATCAATAGTCCCCATCGCTCTTCACTCCTGATATTGTCGGCTGTTCGTAACTCTTTTCTGTAACTTTGAAGAACTTCTGATATCCTCCAGCCATTGCATATTGAAGATATTCGATAGCTTTATCTTCGCTGTCTTCGCTGATTGCTTTTAACTGTGCGAGTGCTGCATATTCCATCCGGCTTTTCATCCGTCTGTTATGCTGCTCTAAAAGATAATCCTTCCACATCTGCCAATGGGAAGAGAACTCCTGACTAGACCATGGAAGACTTATTTCGACAGGATCGACGCTCAGGCTAGATTGCTCTATTTGGTCGCACAGCATCTCGGCCTTTTCTTTCATCACATTCCATTTTTTTACAAATGGTTTATGTCGCTTCTCTGTTGTTGACGGCATTCCTGATGTGATAAAACTATTCAGCTCTTCATTCGCATTTTCAAGCGATTGCCAGAACTGATCTACTATAGATTGGATATTTCTATCGTGCTTCATTTCTTTTAGTGATTGGTACAAAATAATATTCAGTCATTGTCAGATTTGAATGAATCTGGTGACTGCTTTTCCTCGTATTTTGTGACTTTGAATTTGGACCATGGCTGTTGTCGCTTGTATCTGGAAATGGCTTTATGCTTCTCCATCAAAGCATTTGCAGAAGACCAAGAGCGTGGGGACGAAACTGCCTCACGCTCACCGGTAAGATTGTTGATTGCTGTTACAATATACTGCATTCTCCAGCTTTAAAAGCTACTATGCCAAACTGCATTAGTACCAGAAATTTCTGGTATTCCTCTTCATCCTCGAAGGTCATTCTTTCCGAATGGGTCTTGCCATCGAAAGTCAGGATGATAGAACCTTGGTCAGTTGTCTGTTTTGATACTCTTTCCCTAGCTCTTTTCCTCATAGTCATGTTCCTCCACAATCTGACCATCTAAATGCACTTCTGAAGATGTGTCTATAATGCATCCGAAAGAGTTTGCTCCTGAGGAGATCATCATTCCTAATACGAATACAAATCCCTGGAACTGGCTCTCGTCGTCGAACCACATGTGAGACTCTATCTGACCGTCGTTGAAGGTCAATGTGATTCTCCCTCTTTGGTCTTTATCTTTTCTAATTATTGGTTTATACAT